GTTTCTCAACTACATCTACAACATATCCACCCAGACAAGCGGCTTGTTGCCGATGGTGGGGCAGGCGCAATTCATCTGGACACCGTAAGGAATCACCATGCCATTCAGTTCAATGGACGATCTGGTAAACGAGATCACAAGCGGCAAGTTCAACCGCGCCGACTGGAACAAACTCACGGGCGCTCAAGCCTACACGGCGGGACGGTGGTATGACTTCAGCGGACTGGCCGGAACGCCTGTCGCCAACGCCTTTGCGGGCACTGCGCTGGCGTGGAGAACCTGCGACGAAACCACCGGCAACGGCACGCAGATCTTCGGCCTTCAGCACGGCGGCAACGTCAGCCCAGACACGAAGCACGTCCTGAACGTCGCGGCGCTCACCTCCGTTGCCACGGGCGTTCCGGCGCAGTTGATGCTGGTGGACTTGCAGGGCTACTGGCCCGGTATCACGAACAACAGCGCGGTGGCTCAGACCCTCACCGGCACGCCCAGCCTGCGCTACGCCAACGGGGCCGGGTGCAGGTTGTTCTGGGCGCAGACGGCTGCAGCGGGCGCCACGGCGCAGAACATCGCGCTGAGCTACAGCAACACCACGCCAACAGCAGGCAGGGCGCTGCCGGTCACGGTTTCCATGACGGCTTCCGGCATCGTGGGGCACATCAGCCACAGCGGCACGGCGGCCAACAACTACGGCCCATTCCTGCCCCTGGCATCGGGCGACACGGGCGTGTCTACCGTGGCGACGGTTACGTTCTCTGCTGCCAATACCGGCACCGGTGCGCTGTGCCTTGCCCGCCCGCTGCTCACGCTGCCGCTGACCACCGTGTCCGTCGCTGCCGAGCGGGATCTGCTCAACCAACTGCCGAGCCTTCCTCGGGTGATGGACGGTGCCTGCCTCACGTGGCTCTACTTCGCGGGTGCGGCTGCGGCGGCGTCCACCAACTTCTACGGCGCGGTCGAGGTCGGCTGGGGTTGATCGGGCTCATGGCTCTCAAGACAAACACCACGCTCCTGGCGCAGCTTCCGTTGCGCCAGATCGGCGGCTCGCCTGGAACTTTCCGTTCCATGTGGGGGCGTGGCGACCGGATGAACCAGTCCGTGGGCCAGGGCATCCCGTCCAAGCTGGCGGGCATCCCCTCCGGGCACTTGGCTCCATCGTCGTGGGTGCTGCCGTACAAGCCGGGGGCGATGTCGTCGTTCACCAATCTGGTGGTGACGGTCACGCCGGGCACGCTGAACCTCGCGGCGGGCGTTAATATTAACGGCTCTACGACGGTCACGATTACTGTCAACCCGGCAGACGGGCAACTGATCGTCTCGGCGGTCGGCTCCACGTCGATCACGTTCAACCTTGCGGGCAACTTGGCTGGTGCCCTGTCCGCATCTGGCAGCACGTCCTTCTCGTTCACGGTGAACAACGCCACGCTCGGCGCCATCGTTGATGCTATCGGCGCTGCGCTGGTGCAGTTCTCAAACAGTGCCACGATCAGGGCCACGGGAAATTTGAGCGGCGACATCACACCGTTCACCGAACTCAGCCCGCAAAATTTAGCGGCGGCGGTATGGGAAACGATTGCCGCAGACTTTAACGATCCAGGCACGATGGGCAACAAGTTGAACCTTGCAGCATCTGGCGGAGTAGACTACGATACGCTTGCGCAAGCTGTGTGGACCTATGTGAGCCGCACACTCACCTCGGGCAGCAATGACTGCCTGACCCTCCCCCAGTTCCTGGCTCTGAAAGACTGATGCTGTGCGCTCTGTAATTTTCAATCAACTCTGGACGCTGTGATGGACGCAACTCTTCTCTGGAACACGTTGCTCACCGTTTTGCTGGGCATCGTCGCCTTCTTCATGTCCTCGAAGTTCAAGGAGCTTGACCGACTCAGCGTGCTGCTCAACCGCACGCGGGAAGAGGTGGCCCGCGACCATATTACGCGGGCTGAGTTCCGGCAGGACATGAAGCAGCTGATCGAGCGGCTGGACAACCTGAGTCTGAAACTAGACGCCTTGCGCGAGCGCAGGGTCAACCCCAACTGAGATCACAAGGAGCGTCGCAATGGCTTGCAAGTACGTTAAAGAATTCGACTTCGGTCCGCAGAAGACCTACGTGAAGGGCTACGCCCGTGGGGGCGCGGCCAGCTGCGGCATGGCCAAGGGCGGGTACGCCATGGGCGGCGCCGCGGCGGCCAAGGTCGGCCGGGTGATGGGTGAGTACAAGGCCGGCGAGCTGCACTCGGGCAGCAAGGCGGGTCCCGTGGTCAAGAACCCCAAGCAAGCCGTCGCCATCGCGCTGAGCGAGGCGCGGCGCAAGAAGTGATGAGCGGCGGTTGCCGCCGTGGTGCAAAAAGGCTATAATTCACCCGTTCGGGCGCGCTGCAACCAGCCGCCGTCTTGCCGCCCGGTGAACACGAGGTAAAGATGGCGTATTCTGGCGTAGTAGGCGAAACAACATTCAACGCGATGAAGGTGGTGGACCACGCCTTCAGGCGTTGCCGCCTGCCCGCGCAGGTCATCACCTCGGAGATGCAGACCTACGCGCTGGAGGCGCTGCACCTGATGCTGGCCGACCTGGCCAACCCGCGGCCCCCGAGCTGGTGCATCGAGCGGCAGGTGTACCCGCTGTACCAAGGACAGCCGCTTGTCACGTTGGCCGCGGGCACCGTGGCGGTGCTGAACGCCAACCTGCGCACGATGCAGGAGCTGACCGGCGTCACCGTCACCACCAGCACCGCGTACACCGTCGACTTCAACGCGCAGGACGGCGGCGTCGGCACTGTGAACTCGGTGGGCGTGAAGTGGTCGGCCGCGGCGGTCGACCTGACGTTCCAGACCTCGGCCGACGGGCTGGCCTGGACCACGGTCGGCACCCAGACCACCACAGCCGCCGCGGGCGAGTGGACGTGGTCAGACATCGTGCCCGCCAACGCGGCGCGGTTCTTCCGCTTCACGAGCACGGCGCCTTGGGCGGCGACCGAGGTGTACCTGGGCACGCTGCCGCAGGAGATCCCGATGGGCGTGCTCAACCGCGACACCTACGTCGCGCAGAGCAACAAGGTGTTCCAGGGGCGTCCGCTCACCTACTGGTTTCAGCGCGACTTGCCGCGGCCGGTGATGAACCTATGGCCCGCGCCCAACGCTGCGGCCGAGACGCAGCAGCTCATCGTCTGGCGCCAGCGCAACATCATGGACACCGAGAACCTGCGCCAGGAGGTCGAGGTGCCGCCGCGGTGGCTGGAGGCGATTGTCAATGGGCTGGCTGCCCGGGTCGGCGCTGAGACGCCCAGCGTGGATGCGGGCCTTGTGCCGGTGCTGGAGCAGCGAGCGGCAACGTCGCTGCAGCGCGCCTGGGACGGCGACAACGACGGCTCGCCCACGTACATCAACCCCGGCATCGGGTGCTACACGCGATGAGCCGGTTCATCGACCCCGCGGGCCAGCCCACCTACGGGCTCGGCATCTGCGCCCGCTGCTCGCGCAAGTTCCGGCTGGCCGAGCTGAACCCGGACGCCAACTACCCCAACCTCATGGTGTGCCGTGAGGACAGCGACGACTACGATCCGTACCGCCTGGCCGCCAAGCGCGAGGACCAGGTGGTGTTGCCTTTCGTGCGGCCGGATACCCCCGTGACCACCAACCCGTCGGGCCTCATCACGCAGGACGGGACGCAGTTCGTCATCTCAGAAGACGGCCAGCGGTTCATCTACTTGGTGGACTGAGGAAGAGCCATGGCGCAAGTGCCCAGCAATCTGATCCCTACCCGCGTCACCGAGCTGCCGCTGCCGCAGACCTATTCTCCGCAGGGGTTGCTGCTGTTCGTGCAGGACGGCGTCTCGTACCGCGTCAGCGCGCAGGCGCTCATGCAGGCGCTGGGGCCGGTGAGCTCGGTGGACGCGAGCGGCGGCACAACGGGCTTGACGTTCAGCGGCGGGCCGATCACCTCCACCGGCGTGCTCACGCTGGGCGGCACACTGAACGTGGCCAACGGCGGCACGGGCGTTACAACCAGCACGGGTACCGGTAGCACCGTGTTGTCCACCAGCCCGACGCTGGTCACTCCGATCCTCGGCACGCCCACCTCGGTCACGCTGACCAACGGTACAGGCTTGCCAATCGGCACAGGAGTCTCTGGGCTGGGTACGGGTGTTGCGACAGCCCTGGCGGTCAACGTAGGCTCTGCAGGCGCTCCCGTGGTGAATGGCGGGGCTTTGGGTACGCCTTCGTCTGGTACGCTGACCAACGGTACGGGTTTGCCGCTGACCACAGGAGTGACGGGCACACTCCCAATAGCCAACGGCGGCACCGGCGCCGTGGACGCGCCCGGTGCGCGCGCCAACTTGTCCGCAGCGGTGCTGGGCGCCAACGGCGACATCACCAGCCTCACCGGCGTGACTGGGGGCATCAGTTCCCCCGACTTTGTCCAACTAGACACGGCAGCCGCTGCTAGTATTGCGATTGCGAAGCTGCGCTGGAACGTCGACACTGCCACCGCGGCGTTTGGCATCATTGACGGCACCCAAGAGGTGAACATCGGCCAGCAGATGTACGCGCAGGTGGTGAACGCGGATTCGGTGACGATCACGCGGGGCCAGGCGGTGTACTTGTTTGAGGCCACCGGTAACCGCGCTAGCGTCAAGCTCGCCAGCAACGTCGGCGACGCCACCTCCGCCAAGACGCTGGGCCTGGCCGCGCAGAGCATTGCCCCGAGTGCTATTGGGTTCGTGATGACGCAGGGCGTGCTGGACAAGGTGAACACCGCGGCGTTTGCTGAAGGCACCACGCTGTACCTCGGGGCCACGGCCGGCTCGCTCACCGCCACCAAGCCCGTCGCCCCCAACCACCTCGTGTACATCGGCGTGGTCGAGCGCGCCAACGCCGGCAACGGCCAGATCTATGTCAAGCCGCAGAACGGCTACGAGCTGGACGAGATTCATGACGTGTTGATCACGTCGCCGGCCACGGGGCAGGTGCTGACTTACGAAGCGGCCACCGACCTGTGGAAAAACAGCTACATTGGCGGAGGGGTGTTCTGAGATGGCGGCTGTTGAGAAACTGATCGACCGCGCATTCGCGCTCCGTGGCGCGGCGCACGCGGCACATTGGAAGGCGACCGGCGCCGGCTCGTACGCCCGGCACACGGCTCTGGGCGAGTTCTACGACGGGCTGATTGACGGGCTCGACCGGTACGTCGAGGCACACCAAGGCACGTTCGGGTTGGTGGGCAAGTTGGCTGCAGACACCGACGACATCGTGGCGCAGATCCGCACCGAGTTGGTGTGGCTCACCGAGCACCGTAGCGAGGTGGCGCGTGGCGTGCCCGCGCTGGAGAACATCCTGGACGAGCTCGCTGCGTTGCACATGAGCACGCTGTACAAGCTGGAAAATTTGAGGTAACACACCATGGCGCAGAGCGGCTTCACCCCTATCCTAACCTACGCGAGCAACACTGCCGCCAGCGTGCCCTCGGCGGGCAACCTGACCAACAGCGCCAACGGCTCGGAGCTCGCCGTGAACACGGCCGACCGGCGGTTGTTCACCAAAAACTCCGGCGGCACGGTGGTCGAGCTGGGCACCAACCCGTCGTCGCTGACGATCGCTTCGCCGTTGGGCGTGGCTTCAGGTGGCACCGGGGCCGCTACGTTTACGGCCAACAACGTCCTGCTCGGCAACGGTACTTCGGCCTTTCAGGCGGTGGCACCAGGCGCCAACGGCAACGTGCTGACCAGCAACGGCACGACTTGGCAGTCCACTACGCCAGCGGCAGGCGTTTCCTTGAGCGCGGACAACACTTGGACCGGCACGCAGACATTCAGCGGCACGTCGGCCAAACTAGCGGCGGTTCTGACAGACGCAGCCGAAGTTGCCACCATCAGCGCCACAGCGGCCACGGGCACGATCAACTACGACATCACCACGCAGTCGGTGCTGTACTACACCAGCAACGCCTCGGCCAACTGGACGGTGAACTTCCGCGCATCAAGCGGCACCAGCCTGAACACGGCGATGAGCACGGGGCAGAGCGTGACGGTGGCGTTCCTTGTGACGCAGGGCGCTACGGCGTACTACAACAACGTGGTGCAGGTGGATGGGTCTTCGGTAACGCCCAAGTACCAAGGCGGCACGGCATGGGCGGCAGGTAATGCTTCCAGCATCGACGCCTACGTCTACACCATCGTGAAGACCGGCAGTGCTGCGTTTACCGTGTTTGCATCGCAGACGAGGTTTGCATAATGCCGTTGCTTGAAACCAAAGGCGCTGCCTCTGCCCAAGGGTTTGGGCTTACGTCTGCTGCTGCTGCTGCCAACTACATAGAAGATTGTTTTTCTGTCTGGCTTTACACCGGCACCAGCGCCACCCAGACCATCACCAACGGGATTGATCTGTCTACAAAGGGTGGGTTGGTGTGGATAAAAGAACGCTCAAATGGAACAGGGGTTGGCCACTATCTATTTGACACCGCCAGAGGGCTTTCGTTCGCACTCGAAACAGAGACCGCCGCCTCACAGGCGAACAGAACAACCACAGTAAACGCTTTTAATTCCAACGGTTTCTCCATGGGTTCGGGCGGTAACACCAACAATAATGGCACCTTCTACGCCTCATGGACCTTCCGCAAGCAGCCCAAGTTCTTTGATGTGGTGACGTATACGGGGAATGGCAGCAACCGCACCATTACTCACAACCTCGGCTCGGTGCCGGGGTGCATCATCGTCAAGCGCACAGACACTAGTGCTGACTGGCAGGTTTACCACCGCAGCAACGCCAACACTGAATACATGGTGCTCAACAGCACAGCAGCAAAGGCTACTGGCACCACGCGCTGGAACAGCACCACGCCCACCAGCACGGAGTTCAGCCTCGGTACTGATACAACTGTCAACGCCTCAGGCGGCACCTACGTAGCCTACCTCTTCGCCCACGATGCAGGCGGCTTCGGCGCGTCTGGCACGGACAATGTGATTTCGTGTGGGTCGTTTACGACTGATGGCAGTGGCAACGCGACCGTGACGTTGGGGTATGAGCCGCAGTTTTTGCTGACAAAATCTACCAACGATACCGATTCTTGGTTGATAAACGATCAGATGCGCGGGTGGCCTGTTGATAGTAATTCAAGCAATTTGTCGGCTAATACATCAACGGCTGAAGTAGTTGGTGCTGGTATGTGGAGACCAAGGGCAACTGGATTTGTGGCCCGTGGAGGTGCTTCTGGGCCGTACACCTACATCTACATCGCCATCCGCCGTGGCCCGATGCGGACTCCGACGACGGGGACGAGTGTGTATCAACCTGTGACTCGGGTTGGCTCGGGAGTTGCTGGCAATCAAGGCGCATCTATCGCCACGGATTCCGCATTTACGGCCCCCCTCAACCTCACGGGTACAACTATGTTCACTGCTAGTACGCGTTTAACCAGCGCGTATCTATATACAGCAGACCCGACTATTGAACAGACCGCGACGTCGATCCTTCCGTCAGGCGCGTATGCGCAGCAAACCGGATTTTTGGTTGGAACTTCCGGCCCAGTGAATGCTGGTGGCGGCGGGTACAACTACATCGACTACGCACTTCGCCGCGCCCCCGGGTTCTTCGATGTGGTGTGTTACACGGGGACGGGAGCCAACCGCACAGTGAGTCACAACTTGGGAGTCGTGCCTGAGTTAATGATCGTAAAACGGCGGAATTTGTCGGCAGATTGGCAGGCCTATAGTAATGCATTATCTAACACCGAATATTTGGTGTTTAACAGCACTGCAGCCAAAGCAACCGGCACGACTCGGTGGAATAGCACTACACCGACATCTTCCGTGTTTACGGTTGGGACAGACGCCGCCGTCAACGCATCTGGCGGAAATTACGTCACTTACCTTTTTGCCACTGTTGCAGGCGTAAGCAAAGTGTTCTCCTACACCGGTAATGGCAGCAGCCAGACAATTAACTGCGGCTTCACTGGAGGTAGCCGGTTCATCATGATCAAGCGCACGGACAGTACAGGCGATTGGTATGTCTGGGACAGCGCACGCGGCATTGTGGCGGGTAATGATCCGTACTCGCGCTTTAACACCATTGGCGATGAAGTAACGACCAACGACAGCGTGGACACCGACAGCACGGGCTTTGTGGTCAATCAAGTAGCCGCTACCAACGTCAACGTCACTTCCGCGACCTATATAGGGCTTGCGATTGCGTAAGGAATCATCATGCAAATCAGACTTCGCGCCACAGGCGCAGTGATGCTGGAGGGCGAGTTCCGCGCTTACCAGCAGGCCAACGGTGGCCCGACTTGGGACCGCACCACGGACGAGGTGCTGCAGGCGCTGGGCGCTGACCCAGTATTTGAAGGCCCGCAGGCCCAGCCTACGCGCTACCAGACGGCTTTCCGTGATGGCGTGGAGCAGATTGATGGCAAGTGGTACACCAAGTACAGCGTGGCTGACATGGACGCCGAAGCGATTGCAGCCAAGGACGCCGAGCAGGCCAAGTCTGTGCGTGAAACCCGCAACCAGAAACTCAAGGACTCCGACTGGACGCAAGTGGCCGACGCCCCGGTGGACAAAGCCGCATGGGCAACGTACCGACAGGAACTGCGGGACATCACTGCACAGGCCGGGTTCCCGTGGAATGTGACTTGGCCTGATGCGCCGTAAGGAGTGAGTGATGCTTGACATCCTCGGCGGGGGCCTTCTCGGTTCCATCTTTGGCGGGTTGTTCCGGCTTGCACCAGAAGTCCTGAAGTTCTTGGACCGCAAGAACGAGCGCCTGCACGAACTCAAGATGTTTGAGCAGCAGTGCCAACTGGAGAGCATGCGCGGGGCGCAGAAGTTGCAGGAGATCGGCGCTCAGCATGGGATGGCCGTGGATGTTGGCGTGCTGGATGCGTTCAAGTCCGCGCTGGATCAGCAGACCGAGATGGTCAAAGTTGCAGGCGGCTGGGTGGCGTCCCTCAGCGCTTCAGTCCGTCCAGTCGTGACCTACTGGATCTTGTTCATCTGGTCGTTCGTTCACATCTGGTTTGCGTGGAACGCATGGCTGCAAGGCATGCCGCCAGTGGAAGTGTTCAAGACTGCTATGTCGCCTGACTTCGCGGCGCTGGTGGCAGGCACCATAAATTTCTGGTTCCTTGATCGCACCTTGAAGGCACGGGGGCTTGCGTGAACCTCGACGTAGCGGTGGCGCTGTGCAAACAGTTTGAGGGCCTGCACCGGCTCGGCAAGGACGGCCTGATCTACCCCTACATCTGCCCCGCAGGCTACCCTACCATTGGCTGGGGAACCGTTTACAAGCCTGACGGCTCCAAGGTTACGATGGAGCACCCGCCCATCACGCGGGAGGTGGCCGACGCTTGGCTCATGGACGAATTGCGCCGGGTTTGTGCTTCGGCTGTGATCAGGCAGTGTCCTGAGCTTTTTGCCTGGAGCGTGACCAACGGGAACTGGCGGGCCTTCTGTGCTATCGCAGACTTCACCTACAACCTCGGTTCCGGTAGACTACAGACCTCCACCCTGCGGCGCAAACTCCGTGCGCTTGACTGGGAAGGTGCCAAGGAGCAGTTGGCCCTGTGGGTGCGCGGTGGCGGGCGTGTACTGCCCGGTCTGGTCAAGCGTAGAGCCGCAGAGTGCGACCTGTTGCCTTTGTGAAGTGTATGCGCTATAATTCACGCCAAGGTAGAAGCGCGCTGCACCAGCGGCTGCTGAAGAACATTCGGGAGCCCGGCGCATGAGCTACACCATGACCTACGACAGCTTGCTGGTCGACGTGCGTCGCTACCTGGAGCGTGGGTTCACCGCAGAAAGCGATCAGCTCGTCTACGAGCAACTGCCCCGGCTCATCACGCTGGGCGAGCGACGCTGCGCCCGCGAACTCAAGGTTCAAGGCTTCATTCGCGCGGTGCAAACCCCGCTTCAAGCCGACGTGGCCGTCTACCTGAAGCCCGACCGCTGGCGCGACACCGTCAGCATGGCCGTGGACGGGAGGCCCATCCAGGCCCGCTCGTACGAGTACTGCCGCGGCTACTGGCCCGACGAAGCCGAAACGGGCACGCCCGAGTTCTACGCGGACTACGACTACCAGCATTGGTTGCTCACGCCCACGCCGGCCACGGCGCAGACGCTGGAGGTCTTGTACTACGAGCAGCCCGCGCTGCTCGGCGACGACTCGCAAAGCAACTGGCTCACCGAGTACGCGCCGGACGTATTGCTGTACGCGGTGTTGCTGGAGGCGTCGCCCTTCCTGAAAAACGACCAGCGCATTGCCACGTGGCAGGCGATGTATGACCGCGCCGCGCAGGCGCTCAGCGGCGAGGACCTCAAGCGCATACTGGACCGCGCCGCCCAGCGGAGTGAAGCCTGACCATGCCTACTTACACCGACGTCTTCGGCGGCGCCAACATCTACCCGAGCGAAATCACGTACAGCGCCGTGGCGTTGAGCGCGGACGTTGCGCTCAGCTGGCCGGAGGAAACCTCCACCAACACCAACCTCGCCACCCGCATCATGGACGTGACGCCGTCCGCCGCGGGGTTCAGCGTCTATCTGCCCGAGGCGAACAAGACCGCCACCGGCAACACGATCTTGTTCAACAACCGGGGCGGCTCCAGCTTCACGGTGCGTAACTCCACCGGCACGCAGGTGGTGGTGGTCGACTCCGGCGAGCTGTGGCAGGTGTACTTGGCCTCCAACACCACGGCCGCGGGCACTTGGCGCGCGCTGGAGTACGGCGTGGGCACGTCCACGGTGGACGCGTCCTCGCTGGCCGGCACTGGTATTGTGGCGGTGGGCACGCTGCTGTCGCAGTCGGTGCCCGTCACCACGCTCAGCGCCAGCTACTCGGCCGGCGTGAACGACCGTGCCAAGATGTTCCTTTGGACGGGTGCCGGGGGCACGTTCACGCTGCCTGCACCGGCCGACGTAGGCGGCAACTGGTTCTGTTACTTGCGCAATGGGGGTTCTGGCGCGGTCAGCGCGGACCCTTCGGGCGTCGCCACCATCAACGGCCTCAGCGCGCTGAGCTTTCAGCCCGGCGACTCGGCGGCGCTCATCACGGATGGCACCAGCTACTACACGATCGGCTTCGGCCAGCAAGCGATCTTCGCCTTCGACTACACCTCGGTCAGCGTGGCGGGCACCGGCAACTACACGCTGGCCGGCGCCGAACTGAACCGCATCGCTTACTCATTCACCGGGGTGCTGACCGGCAATCGCAACGTGATTGTGCCCGCCACTGTGCAGCAATACTGGGTCGGCAACGACACCACCGGCGCCTACACGCTAGAGGTGAAGACCTCGGCCGGCACAGGCGTCACGGTGACTCAAGGCTCGCGAACCATTTTGTTCTGCGACGGAACCAATGTGTTGAGTGCCAGCACGCAGGGCGTGTCATTGCCGCTCACAGTGGCGCAAGGCGGCACCGGCGCCACCACCGCCAGCAACGCCCGCATCAACCTCGGCGGCACGTCCACCGGGATCGCGGTGTTCACCGCGGCGGACCAGGCCGCGGCCTATGCGGCTCTAGGCGTCGCGCCCGCAGGCGTGGTCATGGGCGGAGCATTCTGAGGCCATGCCCGGCGACAACAAAACCATCGTGCTCCGGTCCACCCCGGGCATCAAGCGCGACGGCACCAAGTACGAAGGCGACTTCTACGTCGACGGCCGCTGGGTGCGGTTTCAGCGCGGGCTGCCGCGCAAGATCGGCGGCTACCGCTCGATCAGCAAGTACCTCACCGAGATCAGCCGCGGGTTCACCACGTTCACGCAGCAGCTGTTGCAGTACTGTCACTCGGGCAGCGCCGCGCGGCTTGAGCGGTTCACCATCGACGCCAGCAAGAACAGCTCCATCATCAGCAACCGCACCCCCGCCGCGTTGACCGCCTCGGCCCAAAACCGCTGGATGTTTCAGTACATGTTCGACAGCTCGTCGACGCAAAACTCGCTCATCGCTCACGTGGCGCCGAACGGAGCTTGTTTGTGCAATGACGTGGGTGGGCAGATCTTCATCGGTGACCTGCTGGGCACCAGCGCGTTGACGCAGATCACGCTGCCCGCGGGGGCCAACGCCACCGGGGGCATCGTGGTGCTGCACCCGTACTTGTTCTACTACGGCACGGCCGGCGTCCTCGGGCATTCGGTGGCCGGCGAGCCGACCGACCTGACCGGCGCGGGCAGCGGCATCGCCCGCCCCTGGGGCCAGAAAATTGTGAAAGGCATGCCGCTGCGCGCCGGGGCGGGCTCGGCGCCTGCGGGTTTGTTTTGGGCGTTTGACGCTGTGATTCGGGCGACGTTTTCGGGCGGCGCCACCGTGTTCCAGTACGATGTGATTGCCACCGACACCTCGATTTTGTCTTCAGACTGTGTGGTGGACTACGACGGCGTGTTCTACTGGGCCGGGGTGGACCGGTTTTTGATGTTCAACGGCGTGGTGCGGGATGTGCCCAACTCGCTGAACCTGAACTACTTCTACGACGGGTTGAACCCCAACCAGCACAGCAAGGTGTTCGCCTTCAAGGTGCCGCGGTACAGCGAGATCTGGTGGTGCTACCCGCGCGACGACGCCACCGAGTGCACCCACGCCGTCATCTACAACGTGCGCGAGAACACCTGGTACGACACCGAGCTGCCCGCCTCGCTGCGGTCGGCGGGGGCGTTCAACAACGCCTTCGCCGCGCCGCTGCTCACCGACGCGGTGCCCACCGCCAACGGCTACCGCGTTTGGATCCACGAGCAAGGCGCCGACCAGATCGACGGCCAGAGCATCGAGCCGATTCAGTCGTACTTTGAGACCGCCGACCTGTCCACGCTGCCCGCGGGCGACCCTTCGGCGTTGCGCATCGCGGCGATCGAGCCCGACTTTGTGCAGTCGGGACCTATGAGCGTGCAAATTACCGGCCGCGCCAACGCCCGCGCTCCGGAGGTGACGAGCACCTCGGTGACGTTCCCGGCCTCGGCCACGCAACCCTACGAGCAAATCGTCACGCTCAAGGAGCAACGCCGCGAGCTGCGTGTGCGCTTCGAGAGCAATGCCGTGGGCGGCGACTACCAAGCCGGCCAGATCATCGGGCACGTTGCCCCGGGCGACGGCACCATGCTGGGCTGAACGCGATGTCCAACATCACCCGCCCCACCGGCTTGGCGCTTCGCGACTGGGCCGATCAGATCGTGCTCGACCTGGACAACTACGGCGCGTTCGGCAAGTTGATGAACGACGCCGACTGGCAGGACTGGGCCGTCCAGTTCACCAACAACACCACGCTGGGGCGCAACCTGCCCAACCCGTATGCGTTTTCCGACTGGCGCGACTGGGCCGAGCGGATGGCGCAGCTGCTTTCCTGAACAGGCCGCACATCATGGACATTCGCCAACTCACCGCGGCGCTGAGCCGGTCTCCCGAGTTTCAGCCGGCGCTGCGCGCCGCGGCTGACGAGCTGGGCGACGCCTCGCCGGAGCAAGTCGCCGAGCTCATCAAGCTCATTGAGTTCGCCCTGGAACGCCCTCAGCAGTACGCCGAGATTCGCGCCGCGGCCATCCGCGACGACATGTTGGAAGAAGGCGACCTGCCCGAGCAGTTCGACGCGCAAGCGCTGTTGGCCGTCTTGGTGGTGCTCTATCGCTTGAGCGAGGGGGTTGACGGCGCCGAAGTGGCGATGCGCCGCGGCGGGCTGACGCGCGTGCGCACGCTTGCTTCTCGCGGCCGGTTGGGCGACACGATGCTCGCGCACATCTCGCCGGAAGAGGCCGCGCTGCTCAGGGCGCGCGGCGGCGCCGGCACGCTCAACCCCGACACCGGGTTGCCGCAGTACTTCAGCCTGAAGAAGCTCATCGGCGCCATACTTCCCATTGCGCTGAACTTCATCGCCCCGGGCATCGGCACCGCGATCGGCGCCGCGCTGGGTGCGAGCGGCACGGCAGCGGCCATGGTCGGCCAGGCCGTCATCGGCGGCGTAAGCGCCGGCATAGGCGGCGGCAACGTGCTGCAGGGCGCGGTGCTTGGCGGCCTGGGCGGCGGATTGGGTTCCACGGTGGGCGGCGCCGCCAGCGAGGCGCTAGGTTTGGGGCTCGGCCAGACAGGGCAGCAGCTGCTCGGCGGCGCGCTGGTGGGCGGGGCAACCGGGGCGCTCACCGGGCAAGGCTTCGGCCGTGGGGCGCTAATGGGTGCCGCGGGGGCAGGGCTGGGCGCGGCGACGCAGGGCGTGGGGTCGGGTGCGCTGGGGGCCGGCATTGGCGCCGGGGGCCAAATGGCGGGCAACATGCTCACCGCGGGCTACAAGCCCAAGGAGGCGCTGGCCGGCGGTGCGCTGGCCGGGCTCGCCGCGGGGCTGACGAGCGGGTCGGCTGGCCCGGGCATGCGCGCGCCGAAGCCGTCCGACCTGGCTTTGGAAGGGCTGCGCGCCCCGGCGGATTACGGCCTGTCCAGCCCCGTCGGCGCCGAGGTGTCCGACTTGGCGAGCCGGTACGGTGCCGAGCCGGCAGGCCCAGGCGTCAGGCTGCCCGGCGCGCAACAGGCCGTGGGCGAGGGCATGGTTGCTGGGCCGGGCGCCAAGCTGCCCGGCACGGTCGGCGACAGCATTGGCCGCGCCCCACCGGCCGGCATGTCTCCGCTCAAGACGCTGGGCACCTTGTCGATGCTCAGCAGCCTCGCCGGCACGCGGCCCCCGGAGGTGAACCAGGCGATTCAGACGCTCAACCCGCGGCAGCAGGAGTACTTCAACCGTCCGAGCATTCAGTGGGACTGGGGCAAGATGCAAACCGACGCCAATATGCGCAACATGTCGCTGGCGCAGTTCATGGCCGCGTACTGGCCGCAACTCACTTCCGGCGCGTACAACACAACGCCGGCACCGGCAGCGGCTCCTGCTCCCGCCGCGGCAGCGCCCGTTGCGCCCGCGCAGCCGCCGCTCGATCAGGGCGGCGGGTATGCCCGCGGCGGGTACGCCTACGGCATGGCCGGGGGCGGGTTGAGCGCCATGGCGCGGTTGATGCGCGGGGGCGGCACCGGCCGCGACGACACCATTCCGGCCCGGCTGTCTGACGGCGAGTACGTGATGGACGCCGAGACGGTGGCCATGCTGGGTGACGGCTCCACCAAGGCCGGCGCGCAGAAATTAGACCGGATGCGCGAAGAACTGCGCCGCCACAAAGGCCGCGCGCTGTCGCGCGGCAAGTTCAGCCCCAATGCGCGCTCGCCGTTGGCCTACCTGAAGGGAGCTTGAGATCATGAGTCTGTTTTCCGGCACGCCGCAAAGGGCGCCTAGCTACACCACCTCCACCACGGAGACGCCGCAGTGGATGCAGGACGCAATCTACAACCAGGTGCAGTGGGCGCAGAACATCGCCAACATGCCGTTCCAGCAGTACCAGCTGCCGCGGGTGGCGGGGCTTTCCCCGCTGCAGCAGCAGGCGTACACCAATCTGCAAGCAAACCAAGGCGCCTGGCAGCCCGCGATGCAGACCGCGGCTTACGGGTTGCAGGGGCTTGCCGGCGCGGGCACGGCTGGCGGGTTGCAGGCGGCGCAAACCGGCTACTTGCAGCCGGGCATGGTGGGAAGTGAGCTGGGTGCGGCGCAACGCCTTTACGGCAGCGCAGAGGGAATGAACGCGCCAAGCGCGGCGGCGAGTTACTTTCAGCAGGCACAAGCCGCCGACCCGACGCAGGCCGCCGCGGGCTACTTGAGCGGGGCGCAAGGCACCAACATTACCGGTGCAGGGGCGGGCGCGTTCGGCTCCGCGCTGGGGCAAAGCGCCACGGGCGCAGCGGCACCGTATTTGTTCGCCGCCTCCGGCAACATCCAGGCCGGCATGGGCGACACCGCCGGCCGCCTGCGCGCTGATCAAGCAACAGCCCTTGGCCAAACCGCGCTCGGTGCGGCGCAGCCATACATGACGCAAGCGGGAGCAGGTTACACCGCAGCCGAGGGGTTGAACACGGCCGGTCAGTTGTCCGCTGCGCAACAAGCCGCGTTGCAACAGAGCGCGTTGGGCGTTGCGTCGCCATACTTCTCACAAGCCGGCGCGGGTTACCAAACCGCGGCCGGCACTGACACCGCTGCGCAGCTCCGCGCCGAGCAACAAGCCGCGCTACAGCAGTCGGGTCTTTCCGCCGCGCAAGGCGCGTTGGGCGCAGCGCTCAGCGGAGCACAAACCGCCGGCAACGTCAACACCGCAGACCGGCTTTCCGCCGCGCAACAAGCCGCCTTGCAACAATCGGGCCTTTCCCTGGCGCAACCCGCGCTGAATGACGCCATCAGCCGCGCGCAGGCCGCTGGCGACACCAATACCGTTAACCGCCTCATCTCTCAGCAGGCCCAGTACACTCGGCCCGATTTGGTCTCGCGAGCGTTAAACGCGGGGCAAGAGCTGATGGGGCGCGCGGCGGGCATGGACATCGTCGGGGCCGCACAACCGTACTTGCGGACTGCCGGCGGTGTCGACATCGCTGGCGCGGCGCAGCCGCTGCTCGGCCGGTCGGCGCAAGCCACCGAACAAACGATGGCCGAGCGGGCGCTGGCCGCTGCGCAGCCGTACATGCAGGCCGCGGGCCGCACCGCGGCTGAAGGTGTCGCCGGGTACATGAACCCGTACACCGACGCGGTCACCGGACAGATTGCGCGGCTCGGTTCGCGCAACTTGACTGAGAGCTTGCTGCCCGGCGTGTCCGACGCCTTCATCAGGGCGGGGCAATTTGGCTCCAGCCGTATGGGCGAGTTTGGCTCGCGCGCCTTGCGCGACACGCAGGAAGCGGTGCTGCGCGAGCAGGCGCAGGCGTTGCAGCAGGGCTACGGCCAAGCGCTTCAAGCCTCGCAGGCTGATCTCGCGCGCCAAGCCCAGTTGGCTGGCACCGCCGGTGGGATTGCCGGGGCGGACCTTTCGCGCCTGCTGCAGGGGGCGGGTCAGTTTGGCAGTCTCGGCCAAATGACGGGACAACTCGCCGGGCAGCAAGCCGCCAATCAACTCGCCGTAGGCCAGACCACCGGACAACTCACCGGTCAGCAGATGCAGCAGCTCGCTAACCTAGGTCAGGCGCAAACTGCGGCAGGTCAGGCTCAGCAACAAATCGGCCTACAAACTGCCCAAGCCGAACAAGTTGCTCAGGCTTCAGACGCGGCCCGAGCGCTCGCGGCGGCTCAGGCGCAGGCCGGCATGGGGCAAACCCTGGGTCAGTTCGGCAATCAGCAGCAAGCGGCAATGCTGCAAGCGGCGCAGGCGGTGCAGGCGGCTCAAACCTCAGACGCGGCCCGAGCGCTCGCGGCGGCTCAGGCGCAAGGAAACATCGGCCAAACGCTGGGCCAGCTCGGCACTCAGCAGCAAGCCGCTGCGCTGCAAGCGTCTCAAGCGGGTCAGGCGGCTCAAACTTCAGACGCCGCTCGGGCACTTGCCGCCGCCCAGGCGCAAGCTGGGCTGGGCCAAGCTGCAGGCGCCATGCAAGGTCAGCAACAGGCTGCCGCGCTGCAAGCTGCGCAAACAACTCAGGCGGCCCAGACGACGGATGCAGCTCGAGCTTTGGCTGCCGCGCAGGCTCGAGCGCAGCTTGGTCAGACGGCCGGACAGTTTGCCGGCCAGCAACAAGCCGCCGCACTCAACGCTGCGCAGGCCGCGGCGGGGCAACAAGCCGCGGATTACCAGCGGAGTTTGGCCGCTGGGCAGGCGCAAGGCCAGCTCGCACAAACGGCGGGCGGCTTGTCTGCTCAACAGATGGCCGCGCTCACCAACGTCGGCCAGGCGCAGGCCTCGGCCGCGGCGCAGCAAGCCAACCTGCTGGCCAACTTGGGTCAGACTGCGGGCCAGCTCACCGGCCAGCGCATGACTGGGCTCACCAACCTTGGGCAAGCCGCGGGGCAACTCACTAGCCAACAGATGCAGAACCTGGCTTCGATGGCGCAGGCGCGCGCCGGCATGGGACAGACGCAACAGCAGTTCGGGCTCACCGCCGCGCAGCAGCTCGCCGGGCAGCAAGCCGCCGACTACCAGCGTCAGGCCGGCGCGCTGGGCCAGCTGGCCGGGCTCGCACAGCAGGAGCAGGGCATGCGCACCGCCGACGTGGCCGCGCTGGAGACCGCCGGGCTCAGCCAGCAGGCGCAACAACAGCGTCAGCTTGACGCGGCGTACCAACAGTTTATGGAGCAGCAACTGTATCCAAGGCAGCAAATGGACTGGCTCAGCACGCAGATCCGCGGCATGGCGCCCATCACGCCGCAGACCACGACGCAACAAGGCTACACGACACAATTCGCCCCGTCGCCGCTGTCGCAGCTGGCGTCAGGGTTGTTTGCGTACCAAGGCCTGAACCGGATGGGTTCCTAAGGAGCAATAGACATGGGATTTGAACTCGACCGGCTGATGCGCCAATACGGCGTGGCCACGCCCACGTTGCCCGCTGAGGCCGCGCCGGAGTACAAAGAAGCGTACCAAAGGCGGCTGGAGCAGACGCCGATGTACCTGCAGGAGCAATTTCAGCCCGGCACTTCAACCGCGCCTCCGGCGGTGACGTTTTCAACTGCGCAGCGTTATGCGGTCAGCGGCGCCAACCCCAACATGAACCTGGACGTGATGAACCGCAACATCCGGGACTGGTTCGCCGCCAACCCGGGCGCTACTGAGGCGCAGATTCGCGCCGCGCAGCAAGAGTGGGGCGTGTCCGACCTCGACATCCGCAACGCGATTGGCGCCTCCCGGCCGCGCGGCTCCACGGCTTACAGCTATGCCACAAGTCCGGGCGGCATCGGGCTGCCGGCGATGAACGAAAACATCCGCCAATATCTCGCCCAAAACCCCAACGCCACGCCCGCGCAGATCGCGGCGGAGCAGGCTCGCTGGGGCGTCAGCAACGAAGACTTGTACCGCGCCACCGGCAGCTATTGGGGCCGCGCGCTGACGCCCACGTGGGCCGGCGGGCCGCCAACGCCGCTCCCCACCCCGGCACCCACCCCGGCACCCACCCCGGCACCCGCCACTTACCAGTCGACGCCAGAGCAACAATTCTCTCGGTTCGGATTCATGATGCCGTCGAATTGGAACTCGATCACCAACCCCATGGAGCGAATTGGAATCCTCAACAGCATGGGCATAACCTCGGGCCAGTTGGGTGCGTTGGGTTATTCTCCTGCAGACATCGCTTGGATGGAGGCGCGCGGCTTAGGTTCGGGCGGCGCAGGGGTCGGCGACGGCGGCATCGGGATCGGAGACGGCGGCATCGGGATCGGAGACGGCAGTGTCGGCTCGGGCATCGGCTCGGGCATCGGCGCAGACGGCACTGATGGGGGCGCAGGCGGTACTGGTGGCGGAGGTGCAGGCAGCGCCGGGTCGTCTGGCGCAGACGGCACTGATGGGGGCGCAGGCGGCACTGGCGGAAGTGACGGGGTTGGGGTTGGCGACGGCACAGGGGGCGTGTACGCACGCGGCGGCGCGGCGCGTTTCTTTAAGGGCGGCTTGAACGCGGCAGACGAGCGCGCAGACTTCGCGGAGCTGGCCGAGCGGTACAACGCGCCGCCGCCTGAACCCGAGCTGCCGCCCGCGCCAGCGCCCATGCAAGCGGCGCCGGGCGTTGCCGCCGCGGCTCAGCTCATGGACCTTCAATCAATGTTGGCTAGGTACATGCAGCCCGGCGCCAGCTCCTACGGCACGGAGCTCGCTGAGGCACGCGGTCGCGCTCGCGCCGAGACCGAGGCGTTCAACAAGATGCTGCAGGACGCGATCAAGGGCTCGGGCGAAGGCAGCGGCCCCTCCAAGTCGGAGATGTACTTCCGGCTCGCCGCCGCCTTCGCCGACCCGGGCAAGACGGGCAGCTTCGGCGAGGGGCTGGGCCGCGCGGCCGGCGCCATGGCCGAGCAACAGAAAGCGGAGCGCGAAGCCAAGCGCGCAGCGGCCCGCGAGCGGCTGCAGCTCGGGCTCACCGCGCAGCAAGCGCGCATGACCGGCGCCCGCGAGGACGTCAGCTCCCTGCGCCAGCTGGCCGGCGAGGAGATGAAAGACAAGCGCACCATCACCGCCGAACTGCTCAAAGAGTGGACCAAGCGCAACGACCCCGTGTCCACCGCGGGCAAGCAAGCGCAGGACGAAGGGCTGAAGCCCGGCACGCCGCAGTTCCAGGCGCGGGTGCGCGAGATCAGCGAGCTGGCGGTCGAAAAGGCCAACGCGCAGATCCAGGCCACCGTCGCCGGTATGAGCGTGGCGGCGGCCAACCTGGCGCTGGGGCAGGCCCGGTTCACGCAGCAGCAAACAGAAGCCCGGCGCCTCACCCCGCAAGAGCTCACGCTGAAGACCGAAACCGAGAACGCTGTCGCGGCGTCAGACTCCGCCATGCGCTCGCTCAAGCAGGCCTACCAGCTCAACCCCAACAGCTTCGACGCGTCGCTGCCCGACCTGGCGCAACGCAAGATCCTAGAGGCCGCGGGCAGCAAGGACACGAAACTCGTCAACACACGGACGATGGAGAACTTGCTGGGTGAGCAGGCCTTGTCGCAACTCAAGACCACCTTTGGCTCGGCGCCGACCGAGGGCGAGCGCAAGATCTTGATGGACTTGCAAGGCATCGGCGCCAAGAGCCGCGAAGAGCGCGCCATCATCATGCGCAACGCGTACAAGTCGCTGCAGTCTGCCCGTGAGCGGCAGCAGAAGCGGCTCAACGAGATCAACCAGGGCCTCTACCGCGAAGTCGGCACGCCCACAGCGGGAGGGCTGGAGTGATGGCAGACGGCGTCAACCCCTACGTCGGCGCGGCGCGCGCCGTCTTGGGCCAGGGCCTCGGCATGGGCTGGGGCGACGAGGCCGAAGCGTGGCTCCGCGCCAAGGCCGGCCAGGGCTCCTACGAGGACAACCTGGCGCGCATCCGCCGCGAGTACGGTCAGTACGCGCAGCAGAGCCCCTTCACCTCCGGTGCGCTGGAGTTTGCCGGGGGCGTGGCGCCCGGGGTAGCGGCGATGTTCATTCCCGGCCTGCAGCCCCTGGGCGCAGGCCAGGTGCAGCGCAGCACGCTCGGGGCGCTGGGGCGGTTGGCCGCGGTGGGCTCAGCCACCGGCGCGGTGTCTGGCGCCGGCTCGGCCACCGAGGGCGAGCGGCTGGGTGGCGCGGGCACCGGGGCGCTGATCGGCGGGGTGCTAGGCGGCGCGGTGCCGGTGGGCATGCGCGCGGGCAAGGGCGCATACGACTTTGCCCGGGAGCGGCTCGCGCCGACCGCGGGCTCAGTGGAGCGCCGGGCGCTGGACAAGCTCAGCCGCGCGGCGGGTGAAGCGCAAATGACGCCGCAGCAAATTGAGCGTGCGCTGCTCACCGACAAGGCGATGGGGGTGCCCTCAGTGGTCGCCAACGTCAACCCCGCGCTGGCCGAGCTGGCCGAGGCGGTGGCCCAGCGGACGGGCCGCGGCGCCCGCAAAATCGAGGAAACGCTCAACCGCCAGAAGGCCGGTTCACGCGAGCGCACCTATCAACAGACGGTGCGGGGCCTGAAGCCCGGCGACTACTACGCCGACGAGGAGCGCATGGTGGGCGCGCTGCGGCAGAAGGCCAACACACTGTACGACGACGCATACGCGGTGGGCGAGGTACTGGACCCCAAGCTCCAGCTCATCCTGGACGCGCCGGAAGTGAAGGGCGCCTACGACACCGCCCGCAAGATCGCCGAGGCGCAGGCCTCGCTGGCGCGCATCCGCGGCGAAGACCCGGCGCAGTTTGCGCTGCGCGAGATCTACACCCCGGTGACCGACGCCTCGGGCAAGATGGTCGAGCTGAAGCTCAGCCATGCGCCGGATGTGCGCACGCTGGACTACATGAAGCGCGCGCTGGACGCCAAGATCTCGGCCGGCTACGCCTCGGAGGACGCCGCCACCCGCGCCAACACCGCCGTGCTCAAGCAGATTCGCAATGAGCTGCGCGACACCTTGAAGGACCGCGTGCCCGAGTACGGGCAGGCGCTGCGCGGCTACGCGGGCGACATGGAGGTGATCGACGCCATGCGCCGCGGCTTCGGCGAGTTCGGCAAGATGGACCACGAACAGGTCATCAAGATGGTGGCCGGCATGAGCCAGTCCGAGAAGGAAGCGTTCCGTACCGGAGTGGCGCGCGACCTGTACGGCAAGCTGATGAACCCGTCCGGCAACTTCAATGCTGCGCAGCGCTTGGTCGGGTCGCCCGAGATGCAAGCCAAGCTGCAGCCGTTGTTCGACAGCCCGGCCGAGTTCGAGCTGTTCCGCGCCGCGTTGACTCGGGAGTCACAGCTCTTCAACACCGCCAACCGCGTGCTCGGCGGCTCGCAGACCGGCAAGCGGCTGCAAATGCGCGAGGCGTTGGAGGAAGGCCCCGGCATGGGCGAGGCGGTGGCCCAGGCGGTGACGGGCGGGTTCTGGAGCTCGCTCACCGGCATGGCCGCGCGGGCCATCCGTGCGGGCGAAATGTCCGAGCGCACCGCGGCGCGGCTGGCCGAGATGCTGATGTCCAAAGACCCCACCGAGGTGGCCGCGGTCGTCAAGGCGCTGGAGCAGCATGCGCAGTCCGCCGCACCCCGGGCAGTGCGCGCCAGCAAGGCTGAGGCCGGCGCCGGCACGGGCACGACCACGGCGATCTTTCCCGCGCCGAGCCCCGAGGGCGAAGCGCCGAGCATTGAGAGCGGAGACATTGATGCCGCTCCCCAGGCTCCGGCCGGCCCCGACATTGAAGCCGACATCGCGGCGGAGCTGAAGAAGCGCTAGTGAACTGAGTCTCCCTCGGCGGGCCGCAGTTGCCAATCTCCTGAGCCGCCCGCCCTTCAACCCTGCCGGCCGGAGTTCTGGTCGGCAGGGTTATTTTTCGGCTCGTCCATGTTGACGACGTCGCGCATGCGGAGGATGATGCGCAAGTGATGCGCCGCGTCGAGCATGCCGTCCCGCTCGGCACGCTGGATCGCGGCGAGGAGTTCGTCTTGCGACCGACCCCAGTGGAGCCCCGGACCCAATAGCGCTCGTATATAGGCCCAGGGCACAACGATCGCGGGGATTAGAAGCCCGACTCCTGAGCGACCTCTTCGATTGGCGCCTGGTCCTCGTAGCGGACGTTGACGGCGCCCTTGGCGAGGTTGGCGTGGAAGACCTTGGCCGCGGCGTAGACCTCGTTGCGCGTCACTTGCCCGGCGAGCTCGAACTTGACGCCAAACCACGTGCCCTTGTCGTTGCTCTCCGGGACGGTGGTGACGCGGACGCAGTTGGCGAACGTGGGCGGCGTGAACATCTGCCCCGCGCCGTTCTTGAGCTTCACCGCGGCGAGTGCCGACATGAGCATCTTGGACTTCTTGATCTGGGTGGAGGTGAGCGACAGCAGCGCCTCGGTCCAGCCGCCCGTAGCTTCGTCCAGGATCAGCACGTAGTGGTTGCGCGTGTCGTTGAACCGGTCGCTCTTCTCGGGGTTGACGGAGCCGTCGGGCTCAGGCGCGTAGAGCCGCCCATTCAACTCGACGATCTGGCCCTTGGCGCGGGCGTCGGCCACCGCCTCGGGCGTGGACGCGCCCTTGTAGCCGCCGCCGTTGGAGCGGGCGCCCCAGCGCAGGAACTCACGGCGATAGGCGCACGGCACGATCAGCACGCCGTCCTTGCCCGGGAACATGCGCCCGGTGACGTTCTCGAACAGCATGCCGGAGCGCGCACCTTCGATGGCGGAGCCGGAGGCTTCGTCGACTTGCGGCGAACCCTTCTGCAGCACGCTCAGGAACGGGATCGCGAACGAATCCTGCCCCGCACCTTCCATGCCCTGGCCGGCGTCTGCGGCAAAGTCCATCGGCGGCAGCGCCAGCGCGGTGGAGGTCTCTTGCGCCACGGCGACCGCGGCAGTGTTTTTCTTGCTCATGATCAGGATCTCACTTTCTTGCGTTGCGTGGGGCACAGAACCGCCGCCCCACAGAGCGGTTTGCGTTAGCGCTTGGGCGCCGTGATCTTGACGCGCTGGAACGGATGCACACCGAACACGTCGAACGGAATCGCGGTGCCCGCGGCCATCTGTTCCTTGATGAAGGACTTGAGCGTGCTGGGGTGCACGCGCTCGATGAGGTTGGGGTGCTTGCCTTGTTCGGCGCATGCGTTGGCAAAGTCTTCCGCCTCGCCGTGCTCGCCGCGGCCGAAGGAAACGACCACCTCCGTCTTGATCAAGCCGCCGAACCCGCGGGCCACCAGCCAGCTGTGCGCGGCGGCGCGGCGCTCTTCGGTGATGGCGCAGGTGACGTCAGGCTGCACCTCCAATGTCTCTCCGGTGTTGAGCACGAACTTGCTCAGCCCAAGCTCCTGCATCAGGTCGGGCAGGTCTTCCTGCTCCAGGCGCTGCACGTCAGCTTTGGCCGTGGCGAGTTCAGACTCCAGCCGCTCCACGATCTTGCGCGCAGAAAGCAACGTCTCTGCCATCTGCACCGCACGCTTCAAGTCGCTCATACCTGTGCCTCCACGGAGATGTACGCCGACGTCTGTCGGTCCCACTTCAAAACCTTCAACAGCCCGCCCGTCTTGCGCACAGCGATGCACGCCGCGGCCGCGATCAGCGACGGGTCGCCCACAGCGATGATGTGGTCGTCGGGACCGTAGTCCTTCATCTGTTCGCGCAACGCGGTCACCAATGGCGCGATGTGCAAGCGGTTGGCATTCGGGGGCAGCATCACGACCACCTCGCCGAAATTCTTGGCGTGATCGACGTTGATGGAAGGCACCCACAACTTGGTGGCGCCGTCGTACTTCGACGGCACCTGCGGAGCGTAGACTTTCGGCACGGGACAGTTTCCTTTCTAGCGGTTCTGAGGACGAATTATCCTTGCGTCGCCGCGACGCGGTCGCCCAGCACGAGTGCGGCGGTACGCTTCTTGCGGCGCAAATTCTTGGTGATCTGTTCGTCGATCGTGTTCTCGGCGGCGATGTCGATGTACACGACGTTCTTCTTCGTGCCGATGCGGTGAGCGCGGTCTTCACTCTGCAGCCGCGTCTCGAGGTTGAAGTCGTTGCTGAAGTAAAACACCGTCTCCGCCGCGGTGAGCGTGAGTCCGATACCGCCGGACTGGGGCTGACCCACGAAGACGCGCACATCACCGTTCTGAAACTGATCGACCGCAGCTTCACGGTTGTCGCGGCTCACCCCGCCGTGATACTGCACACACGGGATGCCCGCATCGGTGAGCGCATCCGAGATCGCGTCCAGCTCCTCGCGGAACCGCGCCCACACGATGAACTTGCCTTCCACGTCCTCGATCGCGTCGAGCAGCGTCTTGAGCCGTGGGTTGTCCGCGGAGATGTAGCGCACGCCCATCGGGGTGTTCACGTACCCGCTCGTGATCTGCTGCAACTTGATCAGCGCGGCCAACTCGCTGACGGGCAGCTCGGTGTTGTCGCCGAGCTCGATGCGGAGCTCGTCTTGCATCTTGTCGTAGGCGCGTTGTTGCTGTGCGTCGAGCTCGAACGTGATGGTCTTGTAGATCTTGTCGGGCAGGTCCAGGCAGTCTTTCTTCAACACGCGGAACGAATTCGGCTCGAGCAGTCGCTGCAGCTTGTCGAGGTTGCGCCACCGCGGCGAGCCGTCAGGGTTGCGGGCGATCACTTGCGCGTACGCCGCCTTGGGGTTGCGGCTGACCATGTTCTGGATCAGCGGATGCGTGTTGGGCAGCACGTCCGCGTACTCGGCCACGAACGCCCGGTAGCTCGTGGTGCCGAGCAAGCCACTTTCCAAGAACTCCATCTGCGCGAAGATGTCCACCGGCGAGTTCGTCACCGGGGTGCCGGACGCGATGCGCGCGCCGACCGCCATGCGCCTGAGCCGCATGAGCGCCTTGGTGCGCGCGGCGTCCGGGTTCTTGATGCGGGAGCTCTCGTCCAGGATGATCAGCGCCTTGCCCGAGAGCAAGAACCGCTCGGCGCAGGCGCACCCCTTCTTGGTCACCAGCGCGTCGATGTTCATGGCCAGCACGCGCAATGGCGGCGGCACGCCGGGCGGGCGCAGTTTAAACAGCTCTTCGAGCGCCCGCATGTGCCGCGCCCCGGCGCCCGAGCGCCACGCACGCGCGACGATGGTGCCTTCCATGTGCGCGGGGATCTCGCGCGTGACCCAGTTCAGGTGCACGCCGTTGGGCGCCACGACGAGCACGGAGTCGATGGAGCCCTTGGCGTACAGCCGCTCGGCGTCCGCGAGCAACGTCCAGGTCTTGCCTGTGCCTTGTTCCATGAACAGCGCATAGGTGCGGCGCCCGACCATGCGTTGGACGGCTTGCAGCTGGTGTTGCATGCCCTGCGTTTTCATCTTCGTTCTCCGAGTTGGATCAGCATGTCCACGAGCTGTTCGGCTCCGATGCACATCGCGGCGGCGCGGAACTGAGCTGTGTTGTATTCGTTGACGTGGTCCGCGGTCGCGCCGTTGAATGTGAACACCTCGTCCGCCACCCCGACGACAATGAGCGACTGGCCGCCCCAATTGCGCCAGTTCAGGTGCCAGTTCTTCTGCACTCGGCTCAGCCCGCGGTCGCCCAGCACTCGGGTGGCGGGCCGGGCGGGCCAACCGTCAATTTGCTTGAGCTCGATGGGCATGAAGCTCCCGCCCACCAACGTGTCGAGGTCCGGGCGGCCGGCTCCGACGAGATTTTCGATGCGCTCGGTGTGCAGCCGCCCAGCGGCAACCTTGCGCAACCTATCCCACAAGCGCTGTTCCGGTCTGCGACTCACTGAGCGACTCCTGACGGTTGAGGACCTTGATGCGTTCGACCTTGATCATGCCGAAGCCCGGGATCTTGCGCCCACGCACCAGCAGCACGTCCTCCTCCGCCAGCAGCCTCTCCATCGCCACGCGCCCGAGCGGCTCGTACTTGAAGCGGTCGATGCGGCAGATGATCGGGATGCCGGTGTCGTCCTTGAGGAAGAGATCGGTGAAGAGCGTCTGCCCCGTGAGCCGGCGCCCGTCGCGCCGCGCGACGCGCACGGTCTCGTTCTCGTCGCGCAACTCCTTCTTCGCGATCTTGCCGATGAACAGCACGTCGCCCTGGTCGGGCAAGCGGTCCGCCGTGCACACCACCGATCCCGCCCGGCACCCGTGCGCCACGGGGTCCGCATAGAGCGCGGCGTACGTGCGCCCAATGGGGTAGAGGTCGGAGAACTTGACCGCCGCCGCCGCGATGCGGGCGCGGAGCTTGTTGTCCGTGCGCCCGAGCCGGCGCGCTTCCACCGCGGCCACAGCCTTCGCGGGGCCGAAACCCACCAAGTTCATGAACCCGCCCACGAGCTTGCCGTCCTGCACGGACCAGTTGATGTCGGAGAGCTCGGGGTCGAACGCGACGTAGCCCACCCCTTCCGCCACCATCTCGCGCAGGATCTCGGTGGCTTGGTCGTCGTCCTTGGCGGAGCGCAAGCACGCCGCCGCGTATTCGAGCGGGTAGTACGCCTTCATCCACGCGCACCAGTAGCTGATCACCGCGTACGCGCACGTGTGACTCTTGTTCATGCCCCACGCGCCGAAGTTGCAGATCTCGTTCCAGATGTCGTGCGCGGTGCGGTCGTCGATGCCGTCCTGCGCGGCACCGGCGATGAACTTGGCGCCTTGCTGGTCGAAGTATTCCTTGCCCTTGCGGCCCGACATCGCCTTGCGGATCACGGTGGTTTCGTCCCAGGAGAACTTGCCGATGTCGCGCACGATGCGCATCACCTGTTCCTGATACAGCACCACCCCATACGTGTCCGCCAACAACTCCTCCAGCGCGGGGTGCGTGTACGTGACGGGCTCGGAGCCGGCCTTGCGGGCGATGTACTTGCCCGTGGCGCCGCCGCCCAGCGGCCCCGGGCGGGCCAGCGCGGTGAGGTGGTCCACGGTGCGGAAACTGTCCACGTGCACCTGCGCGGAGATGGTGCGCTGGCTCTGGCCTTCGAATTGGAAGACGCCCGTGTACTTGCGCTGGTTGAAGACGTCGAGCACCTGCGGGTCGTCGAGCTTCAGCCCATACAACGTCTCCGCCGTCACCACGCCGCTGTCCTCGATCACGCCCAGCGTCCGCAGCCCGAGCGCGTCTATCTTGAGCAGGTTCAGGTACTCGCTGTCGGGCTTGTCGATCTGCGCCACGCCGTCGGCGCCCACGGTGCAGTATTCGTCCACGGGCACGTTGCAGACGATGACGCCCGCGGCGTGCACGCCGGTGTGCCACGCGTGGTTCTCCACCTCGCTCATCACCGCCGCCTTGGGCCACCGGCTCATGAACGCGCGCCCGATCTCGGTGTTGCTGAGCGTGTCCTCCAACCCCTTGCCGTAGCGGCTGTCGCCCGACGAATACTCGATCAGCACGTTCAGCAGCTGGAACCGCTCCTTGTCGGGGATGCCGAACCGCTTGCACACCTCGGCCATCACGGAGCGCGGCTTCAGCGTGTTCACGTTGCCGATGCGCGCCACGCAGCTGCGCCCGTACTTGTTGGCCAAGTACTCGAAGCACTCGTCGCGCTTCACGTCGCTGAAGTCGATGTCGATGTCGGGCAAGTCCTTGCGCGTCAGGTCAATGAACCGCTCGAACAACAACCCGTGCGGGATGGGGTCGACTTCGGTGATGCCGAGCAGGTAGCACAACAACGACCCCGCCGACGAGCCGCGCCCGGGGCCGACGAGCATGCGCTGCTTGGCCCAAGCGATCAGGTCGGCCACGACGATGAAGTAGCTTTCGAACGCTTTGGCTTCGATGGCGGAGAGCTCGCGCTGCAACCGATCCTCGTACTCCCGCGGCCACGCCGGCAAGTGCCCGAGCGCCAACCTCCGCTGCCGCCCCTCCTCGGCCAGCGCGCGCAAGTCGCCGGGCACACGAATGATCGGCGCGGTGCGCAACGTCCCGGCGCATCGCTCGGCAACCTCGTGAGTGTTGCGCACAGCCTGCGCCCACTCCGCGTCGCTCAACCCGCGGATCGCGCGGCGCAACTCCTGCTCGCTCAACAAGTGCTGCGGCGTCGCCGCCTCGCGCACCCCGATCGCCAGCGCCGCAGTCGCGTCCGCCGCGGCGGGGAAGCTGTTGGAGGAGGTGAGCACGAGCGGCTTGCCGGTGCGGCGGTGCAGCATGATCGCCGCGCGCTGCGCCACGAGCGACGCCGGGTTGAGGTCGACGTAATCGAACAACTCCGGGTCCGTCAACGCCTCCCCCGCGAACCGCAACACGCCAGAGCTCTCGCGCAACAAACGCACGGCGTCCGCGTCTGGGCGCCGCAGCGCCGTGCTGAACTTGTAGAACCCGCGCACGTCCTCAGCGAGCGCCCACGCCTGTGGCTTGCGCCCGTCGGGTAGGGGTACGGTGAGCTCGGTGCCGAATAAAGGCTTAAATCCTGCGTTTGCTGCAGCCTTTGCCCACCGGACATGCCCCCACGTGCCGCCGTCCACGATCCCCGCGGCCGGGGCTTCCAAAGCTCGCACCGCGGCCGCCGCCCGCGGCACCGGCCCGAACGCCTGCCGGAAGCTGAACTCCGTGCGGCAACGCAGCTGCGGCAACATCACACTTGCTCCTCTTCAACAGTTTCCAGCGCCAGCTCGTGCAGCCCCAGCGCCACCACGACTTCCACCAGCGCCAGCACGTCGTCGAGCGCCCGGTGCGTCTGCGGCAGTGGTCGGCCCAGCGTGTGTTCGTACAACTCGGTGAGCTTCGGGTTGCGGCCCCAGGCGCCGCGGTGCAGCCCGACGGTGCAGAACTCTGCGGCGGGCCAGGGGAACTCCACCGCACCGCACCGCGCCAAGTCGTAGTGCAGCAGCGCCTTGTCGAACGGCAAGTTGTGCGCGAACACGGCGCGCGCTTGCCCGAAGATGTGCCGCAGCTGAGGCAAGCACTCTCCGAACGGCGGCGCCCCGACCAAGTCGGCGTTGGTGATGCCGGTGATCTTGGTGATCTCGGCGGACACCTCCTCGCCGGGGTGCACGAGCTGGCTGAGCGTTTCGACCACCTGCCCGCGACGGTCGACGAGCGCCGCGCCGAGCTCAATGATCTTGGGTTGCTTGGCGAGCGGGGCGTCCGGGTGCAGCGTGAGGCCCGTGGTCTCCGTGTCGAAAACAACGATGAGCGGCTCGGCGTTCACTGGTCGGCCTTTTCGCGCCGGACAATGAACTTCAAATCAACCCCGAGCACGTCGCGCGTGTCGAAGATCACGTACTGGTACTTGCGACCGTTGCCGACCAGGAACGGGTTGGTGTGGCTCTCCGTGAACACCTCCTGGGCCACGCGGATGTCCAGGTCAGCGAACTTGCGGCGGAAGGCGTCCAGCTCCTCCGCGGTGCAATGCATGCCGAGGTGCGACACGCTCGGCACCCGCGCGGCCATCCAGTTGCGCCCCGCCGTGTAGTGCAGCACCTCGAGCTCGAGCGGCTTGCCTTCCGGGCGAGTGTTCTCGTAGTTGAACGCGAGGTCGGCGACGTTCTTGCCGCCGTGACCCCACACCGTGCCCGCGGCCACGACCGTATCCGTGGTCCAGGCCTTGAGCCCCAGCTCGGCGAGCAGCGCCCGGGCGCGCTCGGGGTTGGGTGGGCAGAGGGCGATTTGTTCGATGAAGAATTGCATGGCGTCAGGCTCCGTAGGGAAGGATGCACCCGGTGAGGAATTTGTGCCGGGGCTTGGTTGAGAGAAGGTGGGCGACGAAGTCAGCGAGCTGTGCGGGGTCGGTCTCCTCGCCCGCGAGCAGCGCGTTGAGCTGGTACTGCGCGGCGTACTCCCGGGTCCAGCCGCGCAGCGCGACGACTTGGTCCTCGATGTCCCGCGACATCTCGGTGCCGCGCAGCTTGTTGGGGCTGATGCCGAAGACGGTGATGCCGTGCTTCTTGGTGAGCTCGCGCGCCAGCTGCAACGTCATGATGTGCGCCGCGCCCTTGCTGGCGTTGTAGGCGAGAGAGGTCGTCATCGGCATGTGCGCCGCGTTGCTCACGATGTTGAGGATGGTGCCGCGGGACTTGATCAACTCGGGCAGCGCCCACTGGGCCATGCGGTAGATGCCCTTTGCGTTCACGTCCATCACCTCGTCCCACACGTCCTGCTCCAGGTCCTCCAGCCACGCGGTCTTGTTGATCCCGGCGCAGTTCACCAGGATGTCCAGCTTCTCCGGCGGCGGCCCGTAAGTCGTGGCCGGGAAGCGCACGTCGTGCCCCTTCTTGCGGTCGAAGTCGAACACCTCGTGCCCCGCGATGCGCAACTCGTACGCGATGGCCGCGCCCAACCCGGCGCCCGACCCTGTCACCAATATCTTGCTCACTGTGAGTTCTCCTGCTTGTTGAGATTGATGGCTTCACACATGGCGCAGTACACACCGGCGTCGTGGATGGAGTCCACGTGCTGCAAGCCGCTGATCGCGTACCGGCTCAGCTTCACGAGGATCAGCTCGAACAGATGGAATTGGTCCGAGTGCAACAGCTCTGGCGGCGCCCCTTTGGGGAACAAGACCGCCATCATCCGTCCGACCATCTTGAAGTTGTCGCCGTACACCGCGTTGCGCTCACGGAACGTGGCGGCCATGCCGTCGAGGATGTCTGCCGCGGTGTTCATGCTGCGCTCGCTGTGGTTGTGGTGGGCGGGGTGTACGCGCACACGTTGTGCACGGCGCGCACCTCAGAGTGGATGCCGTGCTTCAGGTACATCTCCACCACATCGGGCCGGTCGTCGTACGCCGCAGTGATTGAACCCCAGCGCACGCCGTAGACTTCCGGCAGCCAGTGCAACATGTGGCGCTTCAGCTCGAGCGACGAGCGATGGTCGTTGTTGTTGCGCATGATGAGGTGCTGGAACGGCACCTTGCGCCGCCGCAGCCACTCCTCGGTGATGGGCCGGTACTGCACGGGGCGCGCGGTGAACACGAGGATGAGGCTGCCCTTGGAGTCCTGCAGAATTTCCTCGTTGCGCAGCTCGTCGAAGCCGCTCAGCGAGTGGTAGTCGTGGTAGCGCTCCATGGGGTTGGCCTTCTGCCAGTTTATCCGCGGAATGCGCCAAGCGTCATCGGCGATGCAGTTGTCGAGGTCGACTATGACGTGGTTCATGATGCAGTTGTCCTTTCTAAGATGCGTTGGCGGTTGATGGCGAGGGCGGCGGCGGTGGGCTCCCAGTCTTGGAACCAATCCGTGCCGACCTCGACCATCGGCGGGTAGGCGTAGCTGGGCTTGTACCCGCGGCGCAGCATCTCCTCCTTGAGCCGGAAGAACCGCCGTGAGCAGTAGCCCAGCCGCGAGTAGAAGAACTTAACGTGCCCAGCGCCCAACGTATACTGCGTAGGCGCCACGAGCGCGGCGCGCTTGGGGTAAGCCCTGTCCGCCAGCGCGAAAACGCGCGGCAGCTCGCGGTACTCGGCCAGCAGGTGCTGCCGCGAGAGCTCTTCGGGAGGGACGCAGTTGATGCGGGTCATGATTGACGGTCCTTGCGCATGGCGTCGACGATCTTGAGCAACTTGCCTTTCTTGAGCAGGTCGCCGCCGTACTCGGCTTCGGCGAAAGATTCGATCTCCGCAAAGTGGTCGCGCCCCTGCCTGAACAGGAACTTCGCCGCCCAAGGGTGCACGGCGAGCACGGCGTCGGCCATGGCTTGCGCCACGCGCTGGTACTCGCCTTGCGTGCGGCCGCCGGTGCGGCTCGCCACCAGCTCCGACAAGGCGCGGAGGTTGAACTTGGCGCAGATGTTGGTGGCGATGTTGGTGGGGAGAATGCCGCGGGCGTCCTCGGGCGGGAGCCCGAGCTGGATGAGCCGGCGGTAGGCGTTGCGGATCTGGTGGTTGACCAACCCCACGACGCCCGCCGCGTCAGCATTGTTCGCCACCCGGTCGGGCATCACGTAGTCGTACTCGCCCATGTCCAGCACGCGCATCGTCTGCTGAGCGTAGCTGGCGTTGCGGCTCCGCACGAACTGGTGGGTGAAGGCGCGGCTGACGCCTTCGATCATGAACACGTAGTCGACGAACTCCCACGAGCTGGGGATGGTGGCGGCCATGTATTCGAGCTCGGCGAGCTTCTTTTCCTCGGGCCAGCTCATGATCTCGTCCATCAAGCCCGGCGACATGTTCAGTCGCGTGGACTTGGTGAAGATGAGCAGCTCCGCCGCGTGAGGCGTGTGGCTGATGAGAGAGACCTTCATCACGTTTCCTTTCTGAGTTGTGGATGGTGAGAATTATACCCCGCGTTGCGTGGCGAGCTATGCGCGCATCGCTGCTCGGATTTGCCGCACGCGGGCGGAGCTGATGGAGTGTTCCGCGGCGATCACCGCAGCGGGGCGAGTGTCCCGAGCGATCGCCACGTCACGCTTGTGCAGCGCGATGCGCCGCTCGATCTTGCGCAGTGCGGAGGTCATCTCGCGCCCATTGGCCAGCTGCGAGGGGTGCACCTCCCACGTGCTGAAGTCGTGCCCATTCACGCACCGCCGCAGCCGCAAGCACATGCGCACTTCTGGAGAGGCTTCCACCAGCAGCACGGAGCTACGCTCCACGCCGCAAACAGGACAGTTCATCATGCTGCGGCCCTCCGCAAGTCGTAGGCGCTGCTCGACTTCAACAGCCGCTTCACCTGCACGATGTCGTCGACCACATCGTCGAGCAGGATGTTGCGCCAAGTGGCGAACCGCCCCAGCGAGAACACGTTGTGCTCATGCGTGAGCCGGAACAAGAGCTGCTTGCGCAGCGCGTCGTCGATCGGCGCGATCTTGCCGAAGGACTGCTGGACTTGCTCCTTGTTCACCCAGCAGTCCTTGCGCACTCCGAAGGCGTGCTCCACCGCCCCGATGTCCTCCAGCTCCAGCGGCCCGACCGACTCCACGATGAGCGTCGAGCCGGTGATGCTGGCGCGGTAGACGCTCAGGTGCGGCTCGGGGAAGTACACCGTCTGGAACACATCCGCCCCGGGCACCGCCCAGCGCGACACCGTGATCGGCGCCCGCGGGAAGTCGCACTCCGGCTTCATGCCCAGCGCCGCCAGCGTCGCGGGCAGCGGTGCCGTGCTCACGACCGCGCCGCGCATGCCGGCGAAGTCTGCCGGGGTGTTCCAGTGGATGCGCGGCCCGACGGCCTCGATCATCTGTTCGTACAACGTCTCCGGCGCAATGAACCGCTCGACGGTGTCGAGGTTCCAGACGCTGCGGTCGCCCAGCAGCCGATCGGGGCCGAGCACCTTCTGCGCGTAGGTGTTGGCGTGCCGAATGTTGGGCGCGCAGAACTCGCCCGCGGCCCAGAGCCCCTTGCGCACCGTGACGCGGCGGAACTCGATGCCCGTCAGCCGCGCGACGGCGTCCGTGCGGAACCGCAGCAGCGCCCGGTGCGCCTGCCGCGGGCCGGGGCCGGCCTCAAGGACCGTCGCGGTGGGCCACGCGTGCGCCGCGATCAGCCCCGCGAGCCCGGCGCCGACGATGGTGGGTGTGATGGTCATTGCTGCGTCTCCTCTGTGACGGGGGTCAGGTGGTTCTTCTCGATCAGCTTCTGCAGGTAGCCGCGCACGGGCTGAGCGAAGTGCTTTTCCAGCGCCTCGATGGTGCAGCAGTTGTCGGGGGCCGCCTGCACGTAGGCCAGCACCGCGGCACGCACGGAGCCTGCCTGCGGCCGAGACGTGCCGGCGAACGTGGCGCGGACCCGGGAGAACTTGACACGGGGCTGCGCCGGCAGCGCCGTGCGCGGGGCGATGGGCTGCTGCGCGTGCACAGCGGCGTGCAGCGCATGGCTCATCGACCCCGGCACGTACGGGTTGTGCCCGAGCTCGGCGACGGTCTTGGCGCGGGGGCGGGTGTTGGGCGGGACGCCGACGTGCCCGACCGCGTCCTCGGCGGCCATGATGGCGTTTTGTACCTGCGTGCGGGCGGCGTCGACGTTCGTGAACCCGGGGTGGTCGGGCTCACCGCGCAGGGCGCGGAAGGTGTGGTTCAGGTCCTCGATTGACGCGGTGAGCGTGGCGGACTTTTCGCGGAGAATGGTGGGCATGATGTGTTGTCCTTTCTGAGTTAAGAAGCGTTGCGCGCTCACCAGGTCTCGGCCACCTCATCGGCGAGGGACCAGAGCTGCTGATTGTAGTCCACCGAGCGCGTGATGTCGCTGAGCGGACGGCTGGTGGCTGAGCGACCCGAGCGGCTCAGGCCTTCGACGCCGCCGCGGATGGTGTTTTCCTGCACGCGGTTGAACGTCGACCACAGGTCGCCGTGGTCGTCTTCGGCGCGCCGCACCATGAGCAGGTCCTCGGGCGCGAACCGCTGCGCGTCGCCCCAACGCAGCTGTGCGGCGAAGCGCGCGAACTCGTGGCGCTGCGCCTTGGTGAGTTGCTTGTTGGACCAAGCGTCGATCGACTCGTAGAGCTTGCTGGTGTTCTTGGCCAGCTGCTGCACGCGATGGATCAGGTCCGCCGCCGCGTCGCCCGAGTGGCGCACCACCTCGGAGCCGACCGTGTTGCCGACGACGAGTCCGTTGCTGCACACGAACCGGAACACGCCGGCCAGGAGCTTGGCGGACGAGGAGCCGTCGTGGCTGTTGGTGAAGATCAGCCGGGGCGTGGCGCCGTGCACGGGCTGGTGGTCGGGGTGGCGGAAGTCGATCATGTGCTTGGACCACAGCGGGTCGCGCTTGCGCGGGGCGGCCACCTGCGTGGAGGCCACCCGCCACCCCTCGGCGCCGAGCCGCTCGACGACGGCGTTGGTGTTGATGAACTGGTACCGGGCACTGACGTTGGGCGCGGGGGACACGGCGAGAGCGGAACGAGGCAGCATGGTGGGCTCCTGTGTGGTGGTGGGTGTTGTTCGAAAAAGGCCGATCACTCGGCCACGATCGCGAACTTGAAGCCCTGGATCTCGGCAGACCCAGCGGCCTTCAGCGCGCCGCGGAACTTGATGTGCCGGCCGAGGGGCAGCGCCAGCACCAGGAAGGCCTCGCGCACGGACTTGTAGTTGCCCTGGCCGTTGCTCGGGTCGGTGACGCGCACGGCGTGGCGCGTGGCGCGACGGGCGGCGACGTCCTTGTTCTTCCAGCTGGCGGCGATCGCGGCGGAGCGGTCGGGGTTGGCGGCGGCGGAGCGACGCTTCAGAGCGCGGCCGGTGTCGTAGTTGAACTCGTGGCCGCAGTTGTGGCACAGCGCTTCGTGCTCGTTGGTGACGTGCTGGCGACCGTGAGACTCGACCACGGTGCCGCAAGTGATGTCGGTGGTGGCGCCGCAGTTGGGGCAGGTGCCGACGACGTAGGCGGGCTTGGCGGCCGGCTTCAACGTCGCCAGCAGCTCGGTGACGCGGCGCTCGGCGGTCTTGCGGTCGGCGAACTTGTTGACGGGCTTCACGGCGTGGGCGTTGTAGAACGCGACGAGCTCGGAGGTCTTGGCGGTGGAGACGTTGATGGAGTTCATGATCGGGGTCCTTTCTAAGTTGGCGATCGCTGATTCGACCGTGATTGAATTTTAGAACGGAAAGTGGAATGACGGCAACAGATTTTTGAAAGACCCTCCGCGATGGAGGGTTATTCGCAGTCCCCGGCCCGGGCGTGCGCATTGTAGAACGCGACGAGTTCGCGGGCGCACCGCACGATCGTGCGCTCGAGCGCGGCGCGGTCGCGGCTGTCCATCTTCCGCTCGAGCCAAGGCGCCGGCCGGCCGCGCCGGTCCAGCACGGCGTAGTCCAGCTCGCTGGGCTCGTGGCACCAGCTGTCCGGGTGGCCGTGCAGCCGCGAGCGGTCCTCGCTGAACGTGGCGCGCACGAGGCAAGGGATGCCGGCGATGCGAGTGTCAATGAGCATGATGTTCATCTCCTCTTTCAAAACGGGGCGGAGGTTGGTCTTTAGGCGGCCAGGCGCTTGAGCGGCTTGCCGGTCTTGCCGAGGGTGGCTTGGTAGGCGAGGGCCGCCGCGTGCAGCGCCTGTTTCTGCTCGGCGGTCTGCGCTTTGCGCAGCTTGGTGTCGGGCGAGCAGGTGCAGGATTGGCCGGCGAACTGGTCGTAACCGGCACGCTTCACGTCTACGCCGGTCAACACGAGCTGGCCGTCTTCACGCTTTTCGATGGACTCGATCTTGATCCAGCGGTTGGGCTCGGTGAACGAGCCAGCGCTGAAGCCTTGGCTGAAGTAGGTGTCGCCGACCTTGAAATCACTGGCGGGGACCATGCGCTGCTCGTTGAGCCACTCCTGAGCGGCACGACCACGCTTGGTGAGGACTTCGCCACGACCCTTGCAGCCGTAGCACATGCTGCCGTGCATCAGGTTGAAGCTGTAGCTGCCGGAGCCGCCACAGCGACCGCAAGTGGTGGATTCGAGGAGGAGCTTGGATTGGGTGTTCATGTTCGTTGCTCCCGGGTTCACAGCACGGTCGAAACGGCAACAGCGGCTTCGCCAACAGTCATTGGGGTGCAGAGCCGTTCGCGCAGGGAAGGTTCACCAGAGACCATCCACGCTTGACCTCCGTTTGACAATTTGGCTACGAACTCGACGCCATAGTCATCCGCTCTCAAGGCACTGATCGTTTTGTGCGCGGTACGGCTGTTGAGAACCGCGATGTACCTTCCGTGTTTTTGCACTTCGGGTTTGATGGTCTTGATGTTGTCCATGTTGTTGCTCCCGGGTTCACAGCGATTGTTGCTCAACGGCGACGGCGTAGCCCAGGCGCTTGATCTGCTCGAGAGCGCGAGGGGTGAAGGTCTTGGTGCCGATGAGGTCAGCCAGCTTGCGCGCGGTGTCGCAGGCGGGGTACACTGCGCGCTGGCCGTAGTTGTTGGCGATGCGGACGGTGACAGTTGCGTTCATGTTCAGGATCCTTTCTAAGTTGACGATCAATCGACCGTGATTGAATTTTCGAAGAAAAAACGTGCTCACGGCAACACGTTTTCGAAAGACCCTTTACGACGCACGGGATTGACAGGGAAATCCCTGGCGCGCCGCAGAGCTGCGGGAAACGGCGTCCGTCCTGAGACGCCCGACAATAGCTGAAACTCAGACAGCAGAAAGGAAAATCAGCATGACCACCGATTCGACGGCGTTTTTGGAGGACTTGGCCTCGGGGTTGAGCGGAGAGGAGCGGGTGATCCTGTGCGGATTTCCGGGCGACCCGTACGCCGCGGAGCCCAGCGCGTGGCGCCCGAGGGTGTGGCGGCCGGGGCAGGAGTTGCCCTTCGGCCCCCAGGACAACGCCTACGCCACGGTGGGGGCATTCCGGCGTGCACCGGACGGTACGTTCCGGCGGCGTACGGAGACATTTTCCGCGGGCTTGGCGCTCATGGTGGACGATGTGGGCACGAAAGTTGACCGCACCACGGTGGAAGCGATGGAGCCGACCTGGCGCATCGAGACGTCACCCGGCAACGAGCAGTGGTGGTTCATGCTTGCCGCGCCGGAGCGGGACGCCGCGCGGTTCGACGGGCTGATCCGGGCGTTCATCGCGGGCAAGTTGCTCGGCGCCGACCCCGGCATGAGCGGAGTGACGCGCGTGGGGCGACTCCCCGGGCACCTGAACGGGAAGAAGGCGTACAACGGCTGGATCACCAAGACCCTCGAGCGCACAGCGCGCCGCTGGACGCCGGAGCAGCTGCTGGAGGGGTTCGGGCTGCAGATTCAGGGGCGCCGCGTGGCGCGCGAGAAGTTGCCCACCGCCGAGGCCGTGGAGCGCAACCGCATGTTCGCCGCCGCGTACAAGTGGCTCGACCAGCACAGCATGCTGAAGCGTCACGAGCCTGACCCGAGCGGGTGGACGGAGATGCGGTGCCCCTGGACGGACGACCACACTGGAGGCGTCGACTCTGGCGCGGCGGTGCGCGAGCCGGCTTCCGAAAACGACTGGTACGGCGCCTTCCGCTGCCACCACGGCCACTGCCTCGGCAAGGGCTGGAAAGACCTCACCGACTGGGTCAACGAGCAGTCGGTCGAGGAGTTGGATCGCGCCGCGCAGGCGTGACCCGTTGTTTGCAACCACGAACGGAGAACTTAGAACCATGAAGCTGATCGACATCTTGCGCAAGCCCGCACCCGCCACACTGATGGCCACCGAGCTGGACGACGCGCGCCGCGCGCTGCTGGAGGCGCAGAGCGCCAGGGACTACGCCACGGCGATGGTCGCCTACCACGAAAACCGCATCGATCGGCTCCGCGCCATGCTGGAGTTGGAGGCCAACACAGGCGCGGAGCAGCGTGCCTCATGACCACCAACCGCAAAGACGAAGAAGCCGCGCTGGTGCCGCGTGTGGAGCAGACGCTGCGGCTCATCCGCGAGCTGCGCAACCCGAACCGCACCGAGCTCGCGTCGCGGCTGGGGTGCTCGCCGTCGACGGCCGCAGTCTACACCGCGGAGCTCAGGGCCCGGGGGTTGATTGTGCCGAGCAGCGCGGGGCGGTTTGCGCGTTGGCGCCTGGCCGAGGAGCCCGCAAAAACGAAGGCCGGCCCCGCCCCGCGCCTACTTGAGCAAACGAGCAGCGTTTGGCACTACGCGCAACGCTGCGCCACGTACAACCTGAAAGGAGAGTGCAATGAACAAAGATGACGCTCCGCCGCCCGCTGAAGCGGCAACCGAGGTGGGCCAAGACGACCCGGACTTCTACAACCGCCAGTTCATGCTGGAGGAGTTGGGTTCACTGCTGGCCTGGGCGCTCGGCATCTTCGCCGTTGTCGCGCTGCTGGGATTTGTTGTGGGGAGGTTCGTATGACCACCCTACGCGAAGCCGCCCAGCAGGCGCTGGAAGCGTGGGAGCAAATAAACCTGTACGGCTTTGTCTTGGCCGATTACGAAGGCCCGATGGAGCAAGCCATCACCGCCCTCAAGGCCGCGCTGGAGAAGCCAGCGCGGCCGTTGTGCAAGGGCATACCCCGGCGCGGATGCAACTACCTCGCCCCTTGCGACACCGTGTGCAACAAGTGCGGCGAGATCCACCACCATCACCAGATGGTCGCTCACTTTGAAGCAGCGCAGCAGCCAGAGCAGGAGCCGGTGGCTTGGGGGTGCTTCCGGAACGGTGAGCTACAAACGGAACTCGTCGGCACCGAAGCCGATGTCGATTTCTGGTGCGCATCGGACGAACCGGAGATGCAGGGCATGGTGAAGGGCGCCCTCTTCACCCACTTACCCCGCCGCGAGTGCCTGCATGCCTTCGCGCGGTGCGCGGGCAACCCCGAGCGCACCGAGTGCGGCACGTGCTCCCGGCGCGCCGACCCGCGCTCACCGCTGCGCCGGACGGAGTGGTGGATTGGACCCTGGGTGGGCCATGGCTCCTGCCCCGACCGGCGCGCGACGCCTGAAAGCGCAACACCACAATGACCAACACCATCGACGAACGCACCGCGGCGCGGGAGGCCGCGCTGCTGCAACGCATCGCTCACGCCCGCCGGCTCGCCCGGCCGGAAGACTACGTGTTCGACAAGGCGCAAGAAGCGTTCTGGGACCTGCGCGACGGCACCCAGCACTCGGAAAAAGCCGTCGACGCGTCCATCCCCGTCGAGCTGTGGCGCGTGGTGGTGGACGAAGGAGCAGGCGACGACGAGGCACCAGCTGAAGGTCGACGCCAACGTGGGCGGCCACGCCGCCGTCGAGAACGGCTCGTCCCTCCCTCGCGCGACATCCTGCGCGTGGAAAATGACCAGTTTGTCGAAGGCAGCACGTGGTGGCCCGGCGAGCCGCAGATCATTCACGACATCTTCATCGACGCCAACGGCTGGCGCCCCGCCCCGGGCCGGCGCATCTACAACAAGTACCTCCCGCCGCCCCAGTTCGACCGCGGCGACCCGGAAAAGGCCGGCTGGTGGGTCAACCACGTCCGCAAGCTCTGGCCCGACCCCGCCGAGCATGAGTACTTTTTCGACTTCTGCGCGCACATGGTGCAGCGCCCCCAAGAAAAGTGCAACGCCGCGGTGGTGCTCTCCGGCACGCAAGGCATCGGCAAGGACGCCGCGCTCATGCCCGTGAAGGCCGCGATCGGTGCGTGGAACACCAAGAACATCGACCCCGACGAACTGTTCAGCCCGTACAAACCCTGGCTCGAAACACTCATGCTCGTCGTCGACGAGGTGCGCCCGAACAAGGACGAGTTCCACGCCAGCAGCGCGTACAACATTCTGAAGCCCATGATCGTTGCGCCGCCCGACACGCTGCCGCTGAACGACAAGTACGCCAAGCTCCGCCACATCATCAACCGGCTCCGCGTCTTCATCACCACCAACGACTGGATGAGCATGTACATCCCGCCCGAAGACCGCCGCATGTTCATCATGCACTCCCCGCTGCAACAAAAGTGGCACGAAGTCGAGGGCCGGCACAGCTACTTCCGTGAGTTCTTCGGCTGGTGCGAGCGCGGCGGCATCGAGCACGTTGCGGCGTGGCTCGCGGCGCGGGACCTGAGCGCCTTCGACCCCAAGGCTCAAGCCGCGCGCACCGCGGGGTGGGGCGCCGTGGCCGCGAGCTGGGGCGAGCCGGAAGACGCCGTCGCCTGGGCCATAGACCACCTCGGCCGCCCGGACGCGGTCTTCGGCCAGGAACTCGTCATCCCGCAATTCGACCACCACGAAGAGGTCGCCGGCATGCTCAAGTCGCCGCGGAAGATCGCGCATCGAATGAACCGCGCCGGCTACGTGCAAGTGCCCGCCCCGGACGGCGAGCCGCGGTGGACGTTCCGCGCCGCGGGGAAAGTGTTGCGCGCGAGGTACGCCTTTGTGCGCTCGGAGCTCGGCGGGGATGTCGTCGCGGCCGTCGCTGCGGTGAAGGAACGGGGCCGCGCGATGCTGGAAAAGGGCTGACAAGCCCTCAGCGCGCCGGCCCCCGCGTCCTGCGCGGACGCGCGACGGGCGTAGGCTCGTACCGCTCGCCCAACGCAGGCAACGGACGGCGCGCGGCGTTGTCGACGCGCCACGGGTGCGCTCGGTCCGGGTCGTGAGCCAAGTCCCGGGCCGCCAAGTGCCCCACCACGACCCACTCCGGGTCCACCAACAACCACACCTCCCTCCCCGGCGTGAGCGCGTCCAGCTCCGCCTCCCACCAAGCCAACTCCGCCGCGCACCACGCGTCCATCAACAACGCCGTGGTCCATCCGCTGGCCACGTCCGTGAGCGTCAACGCCCCACCGCTGGCCGAACGCTGGGCGGCGTAGGCGTTGCCCGCCCGGTCCTCCACCAACAGCCGCCCGCCATCGATTCGGGCCGACTTGAGCAAGGACTGCGCGGTCTGCTCGCGCAGCGTTTTCTTGGGCTTTTTGTGGTCCATGGGTGTCCTTTTTGGGTTCATTGAGGGGTCGCCGCGCCAATCTCGGGTCGTGGGCGGATCGGCCTTCTTTGCATTATCTCGGCTTCTTCGGCGTTTGGCAACCGTTCGTGCGAAAAGCCGCTGTTTTGGGTGATTTTCGCAAATCCGGAATTCGCGTCGATATCACACAATTCCCGAAGTTTCCCGAGCTACTAATTGTTGGAAAAAAACAAAATTAAATGAGTAGAATAAGGGATTTAATTTAAAAAAGAGGAAACAATAGCAAACTCGGGCCTCTTTGCGATCTCGGGTCGGATTGGCGCGGCTCGAGCTGGATTTTGGCGGTTCATAACCCGAGATTTCGATCTTTTTGCGACGCAGCGTGGATATTCGAGCGCGGCTTCAAGAAGAAAGTGTTGCCCGCGGCTGCGGCGTGAGCGATAATCGCGGCGCGAAGTGCTGCAGTAGCAACTTCAATAAAATTCGAGGCTTGAAGAAATGGCTGGTGTGAAAGGTCGCGGTGGTCGTCCTCCGGGCAGTGGCGGCAGACCGCCAGGAATCCCCAACAAAGCCACCCGCGCGGCTCGTGAAGCGATTGCGGCGTTCGTCGACAACAACGCGCACCGCCTGCAGGAGTGGCTGGACAAGATCGCTGATGGTGTTCCGATGCTCGACGCGCAAGGCAAACCAGTTTACACCGACGAAGGCGAACCGCGTTTCCTGACCACGCCCAACCCCGAGAAGGCCGCCACGATGTTCAACAACGTCATCGAGTACCACGTGCCCAAGCTCGCCCGCAGCGAGGTCACGGGCGCCAATGGCGGCCCCGTCAGCATCGCGGCGATCGACTTGAAGGGCTTGACGGATGTGGAGCTCGAGCAGGTGCAGCGGCTGTTGGGCAAGGCGGCGCAGTGAGCCGCTGATCAATGAACGCGCCGCTCAGCCCCGCCGTGCTGCTGGACATGGTCCAGCGCGAGCGCGACCGTCGCGCGGCGCAGCGCGGCTTGTACGAGTTCGTGAAGCAAGCGTGGAGCACCGTCGAGCCCGGCGTGAAGTTCATTGCCTCGTGGCACATCGAGGCGATCTGTGAACACCTCGAGGCGATCACTCACGGCCAGCTGCGCAAGCTGCTCATCAACATTCCACCGCGGCACAGCAAGTCCACCATCGTCAGCGTGATGTGGCCGATGTGGGAGTGGCTGCACAACCCGGCGGAAAAGTACTTGTGCGCCAGCTACTCCGGCACGCTCAGTATCCGCGACAACTTGAAGGCGCGGCGGCTGGTGCAGTCGCCTTGGTACCAGGAGCGGTGGGGCACGCAGTTCGAGCTGGCCGGCGACCAGAACGCCAAGCAGCGGTTCGAGAACGACAAGACGGGCTACCGCCTGGCCACCAGCGTGGGCGGTACGGCCACGGGCGAGGGCGGCTCAAGGCTCATCCTCGACGACCCACACAGCGCCCAGGAAGCCAACTCCGACGCCATGCGCGAGTCGGCGCTGGAGTGGTTCGACGTTGTGTGGTCCACGCGGTTGAATGACCCCAAGCGCGACGCGATGGTCACCGTCATGCAGCGGCTCCACGAGCGCGATGTGTCCGGGCACATCCTCGAGGACATTGGCGGGTGGGAACACATCTGCATCCCTGCCGAGTGGGACGGGCGCGCTCGCAAGACCGCGCTCGGCGCGTACGACCCGCGCACCAAGCGCGGCGAGCTGATCTGTCCGGAGCGGTTCGGCGAGAAGGAAGTCACCGAGCTGAAGCAGCTGCTCGGCACATATGGCGCCGCGGGCCAGCTGCAGCAGGAACCTTCGCCCGCCGAGGGCGGCATCCTGAAGACCAAGCACTTCCGGCTGTGGCCCGCCGAAAAGCCGTTGCCCCAGTTCGAGTACGTGCTGCAGAGCTACGACACCGCGTTCAGCGAGAAGACCTCCAACGACCCCACGGGCTGCGAGGTGTGGGGCATGTTCACTTACGAGAACGCACGGCACGCGATGCTGCTCGACGCGTGGGACGAGCGGCTCACCTACCCCGAGCTGCGGCAGCGCGTCATCCGCGACTGGAACACCGAGTACGGCGGCACGAGCGGCGCCCAGCGTGGGCAGGTGACGCGCTCTGTTCGCCCCTCGCGCATCCTCGTGGAGGCGAAGGCCAGCGGCCAGTCGCTGTTGCAGGACCTGCGGCTCGCACGTGTGCCGGCCGTGGGGTACAACCCTGGGACAGCCGACAAGGTGAGCCGGGCGCATCAAGCCGCGCCCACGCTCGAGCTGGGCATCTTGTGGGTGCCTGAGTCGGCCAAGAACCCTGGCCAACCCGTGAGCTGGGCTGCGCCGTTCATGCGCCAGCTGGAGAAGTTCCCCGTCGCCGAGCACGATGAGTACGTGGACTGCTTCACGCAGGCCGTGATCTTCCTGAAGAACGACGGATGGTTCGAGCTGCCCCAGGCCTCAGACCGCGACGAACCGCGCCGCCGCGCACCCAACGCCGAGAGGGGCAACCCCTATGCCGCATAAGGTCGACAAGGCAGCGATGGGCTGCAACAAGCCGCGGCGCACGCCGGGCCACCCCGCCAAGAGCCACGTCGTGAAGGCGTGCTCGGGCGGCACTGAGAAGGTGATCCGGTTCGGCCAGCAAGGCGTCAAGGGTTCACCCGAGGGCTCGGCCCGCAACGATGCGTTCAAGGCCCGGCACGCCAAGAACATCGCCAAGGGCAAGATGTCCGCCGCGTACTGGGCAGACAAGGTGAAGTGGTGATCGACGTGCACGGGTTGAACGCAATGCGCGCGGCGTACGCTGATGGGGGCGCGGTGCGCAACCCCGCGGCCCGCGGCCTGCCCAACCCGTCGCTGCTCAACTTGCAGCTGTACGCGCAGACGGTGGCGGAGGGGATGTACCCCGACGATGTGTTGCGCAGGGATGCCGCCCGGCACATGCTGGCCGCCGCGTTGGCGGCGCAGCGTTTTGGTCCTGGCACGGCCGAGGCGCTGGGCAAGGCCTACGAGTTCAAGGAGTCGCCTTTGCGCACCGCGGGGCATTGGATGGGGCTCAGCGCGCCGCGCGAAGACTACCCAGTCGACACGCACAACAACGCGCTCGGCGCGCAGCTCGGTGCGCAATCGCGTTCGATGGACGATCTGCTGAGCGCGATTCAGCGCGCTGTGGACCGCGGCACCGCGGGCATCGCAGAAGGGCAGGTGTCGTTGCGTCCGGACCCGGACACCCGCTACGTGAAAGGCAAGGCCCGCGGCGGTCTCGCCCAAGTGAAGGAGCGCAGCTGCAATGGCTGAAGATCTGTCCCGCCCCGCGTTCCGCTACTCGTCCTCCGGCCGGCGCCCCGAGCGGCTCAACCAGAGCCGCGGCGTGAACGCCCCGCTGCAGCTGTTGCGTGGGTGGGCCGCGGGCACGCTGGGGTTGCCCGGGGACATCGAGGGCTTGGTGCGCATGCTGCCCGGCATCAAGGACGAGACTCCGGTGCTCCCCACCAGCGACTTCTACCGCGAGTGGCTCCCGGGCTACGACGAGCGCCCCGCGGCCCGCGCCATGAGCGGGCTCGGTGCGCTCACGGGCGGCATGGGCGCGACGAACGTGGCGCGGGCCGGGCTGGGCGCCGTGAAGCGCGCGACTGACGTGAACGCGATCCGCGACTACGTGCGGGCAGCGCAGGGCGTGTCGGGCATGCCGGGCGCGGCGGTCATCAAGCCCAAGGGCGGCAACTGGCTCGCCGGCAGCGTGGAAGGCGCGGTGCGTCCGTTGCGCAACGCAGACGTTGACGAGCGCGCTTACATGGAATTCAACCGTGCGCAAGCGCAGTCCGGCGGCGAATTCCAAGACTGGCTGACGCAGCGTTGGCGCGAAGATCCTGATTACCAAAAAGTCCCCGCAATCCAAGCCGCCAACGAGTTCCTGCGCTCCAAGGGTTTGTCTCCTCTGGCTCCGGAAGGTCCTGACGCCGCCCTCAACAAGTGGATCGACCAAAAGCTCGCCGGTTACATCCGCAACGAGATGGGCACGCCGGAGGACCCCTTGCGACTGCAGGCGGAGGCGTTCGGGCCTAAGAAGGCCGCGCTGTTAAAAGCCAAAAACGCGCAGATCGCCAAAGCTGAGGCCGACATGGAGCGGGCGCGGGCCGCACGCGGCTTCACCCCCGAGATGATGACGCAGTCGCAAGCGAGGCTCCGCGATCTGCGCCGCGAGCGGTCTCAGATCGAGGCGCAGACGGGGTTGCACATATACCCGGGTTTTGTGTCCACGCCGCCTGATGTGGCCAAGGCGCGGGTTGCGGCCGGTTTCCCCGAAGAGGGCATGGCGGCCGAACGCTGGTTGAAAACACCGCCCGAACAGATGACCGACGAGGCCTCGCTCGCAAACGAGCTGGCTTACAAGTGGGAGGTGCTGGCGGATGCGCCCATCTCGCCCGAGGGCAAGGCCGGCGAGCTCGCAGGCATCCAGTCTGCCCTGGACCGAAACCCCTGGCTCGCCAAGGCGTCGCCCGAGGCCACGGTCTATTCGCTGTACCCCGGCAGCACGGTGCGCAACGAGAATCTCGGCTTCGGCCACCTCGTCGACGAGCTGCGCAACGCAGTGAACCCGGAGTCGGGCCTGCCGCGGGAGTTGCTGCTCAAGTACGAGGACCTGCCCAAGCTCAGCGTGGCCCAGGCCGCCAAGCGCGTCGACGACATCAACGCCTGGCGCGCGGCGCAGAAGGCCGAGGCCGACCTGGCCCGCGCAATGAACCCGGCCACGCAGGTGTTCAAGGAGTACCCGGAGCAGGGGTACAAGTGGGTGGAGTTGAAGATGCCGGAGAAGACCTCCGGGTTACCCGAAGGCTACTCCTTGAGCGTCATCCGCAACGAGCGCCTGCCCGAGGGGCACATGGGCGCTCGCAGCTACGCCGTGGTCGACCCGCAAGGGCGCATGTTGGAAGACGTCGGGTTGGAGTACACAGAAGCCGACGCGCTGGACAAGTTCAGCCGCGCGTACTATGGCCGCGCGCTCGAAGACGCCCTCAAGTACGAAGGCGAACAGCTCAGTCATTGCGTCGGCGGTTACTGCCCGGATGTGGTCGAGGGGCGGTCGCGGATCTTCAGTTTGCGCGACGCCGAGGGTCGGCCGCATGTGACGGTGGAGGTGAAGCCTGACACCGCGCCACCTCGACACGACCACATCATAGATGAAATCAAGCGTGTCGTAGGCAGCAACAATATTCCTGACGACGATGCATACGACGCGCTGTACAAACAGGCGATGGCGAGCGTGATGGCCAACCGTCCGCAAGACATCATCCAAATCAAAGGCAAAGCCAACAAAGCACCCAAAGAAGAGTACCTCCCGTTCGTCCAGGACTTTGTGCGCAGCGGGCAGTGGGGGCGGGTGGGGGACTTGGGGAATACGGGGTTGATTGACCTGAATGTTTCCGGTGTCCCTGAGAATCTCCGCGAAGGGCGGAGGTTTGTGCCCAAAGAAGAATACGACGCGATCGTGCGTCGCAACGCGGAAGGCTTCGCCCGCGGCGGCGCAGTGACCGCCCCGCCCGGCCCCGCGCAGTATGACCCGCTGGCCATTGATTCACTGGCCGAGCAACTACTCATGGAGGCCTGAAATGGCAGGACCGTTGTTTGCTGTGGGGCGGGCGCTGCTGGGCAGCCAGCTCACCCAGCCGATTATGAATGAGATGGCGATTCGCGGGTTGGGTAGCGGAACGCTGAGCCCGGAGTTGGCGCGGTTGCTGTACAGCAACCGCACTCTGGGCGAGCAGCTCGCCAGCAGCGTTGAGCCGCTGGGGCGGCTGCTGGGGTTCCTGCCCGAGGAGCGACCCAACTACAACCTGCCCGACGACTACAGCGTGGGTCCGCAGGGCGAGATTTACAACTTGGCCGGTGACCGCATGGTTACGGGCGAAGGCGTGACGGGGTTCCAGCCCGTAGCGCAATACGGGGAGTACGGGTTTCAAGAGCCTTTGCCGCCCCGTCCTGAAGGCTATCCGTCCGACGCGCCGTGGCCGCCGCCTGGGGCGGGGGGCGGCTTTATGCCTGCTGCGGAGGGGCCGCTCAGCCTACAGCAACCGCCCACCTGGGGAAGGGGTGCCGATGGCGGGGGCTTTAGCGGTGCGCGGGGTGATGACGGCGGCGGGCACGGCAGCTACGGTGGTGATTACTACGTCGATGAGCTTGAGCGCCTTGCCGCTCGCTACGCCATTCAACCGCCTCCCGGAGGTTGACCCCCAACCCCTTGCCCAACAAAACGCGCAGCAGCGCTGAGGACTTTTGACTCATGGCCGACCAACTCAGACCCGAAGACGAAGAAGACGAGCGCGAGGCCGTCGGCGAGACGCTCTCGCTGGACGGCGAAGAGGAGCTCGAAGTCGAAGACACCGAGGACGGTGGCGCCGTGGTGCGCATGAAGAACGAGGAGCAGTCGCGCCGCGCGCAGCAGCACTTCGACAACATCGTCGAGGACGTGGACCCCGCGCGGCTCAGCGCGGCAGTGACTGACCTGCTCGACAAGATCGACAAGGACAAAGAGGCCAGGGAGAAGCGCGACAAGCAGTACGAGGAGGGCCTGCGCCGCACGGGGCTGGGCGACGACGCGCCGGGCGGGGCGCAGTTCACCGGCGCCAACAAAGTGGTGCACCCGATGCTCGTGGAAGCGTGCGTGGACTTCTCGGCCCGGTTCATGAAGGAAATGTTCCCGCCCGCGGGCCCTGTCAAGAGCAAGGTGCTCGGCACCCAGGACAAGAAGAAGGTCGAAAAGGCGCAGCGCAAGACCGACTTCATGAACTGGCAGTGCACTGAGCAGATGCCCGAGCTGCGGAGCGAGCTGGAGCAGCTGAGCACGCAGTTGCCGCTGGGCGGCGGCCAGTACCTGAAGCTCATGTGGAGCCGGCAGCGCCAGCGCCCCACGGTGGAGTTCGTGCCGATCGACGACGTGTACCTGCCGTTCGCGGCCACCAACTTCTACACCGCCGAGCGCAAGACGCACGTGCAGTACGTGACGGCCGCGGAGTACACGCGGCGCGTCCGTTCGGGCATGTACCGCGACGTGGACTTGGGCGTCCCTGAGGACCCCGAGTTCAGCGCCGCCTCGCGCGCCAACGACAAGATCGAAGGTCGCAAGAGCACCGCCTACAACGAGGACGGACTCCGCACCGTGTTCGAGGTCTGCACCGCGCTGGCGCTGGAGGACGGCGAAGACGACGACCCCGCCCCTTACATTCTCAGCATCGACAAGTCCTCCGGCCAGGCGCTGGGCTTGTACCGCAACTGGGAGCCCGACGACCCGCAGCGCAAGGAGCTCGAGTGGGTGGTGGAGTTTCCGTTCGTGCCTTGGCGGGGGGCCTACCCCATCGGGCTCACGCACATGATTGGCGGGCTCAGCGGTGCGGCCACCGGCGCGTTGCGCGCGCTGCTGGATTCGGCCCACATTCAGAACATCCCCACACTGCTGAAGCTGAAGGGCGGCCCCAACGGCCAGACGCTCAACGTGCAGCCCACCGAGGTGGTCGAGCTGGAGGGCGGGGCGCTCATCGACGACGTGCGCAAGCTGGCCATGCCGATGCCGTTCAACCCGCCGAGCCCAGTTCTGTTCCAGCTGCTGGGGTTCTTGGTGGATGCGGGCAAGGGCGTGGTGCAGACCTCGTTCGAGAAGCTCGCCGACAGCAACCCCAACCAACCCGTCGGCACCACGCTCGCGATCATCGAGCAGGGCATGGTGGTGTTCAGCTCGATCCACTCGCGGCTGCACAACTCGATGGCGCGGGTGTTCAAGATACTGCACCGGCTGAACAGCGCCTACCTGACGCACGAGGCGCTCAAAGCCTACGACAACGGGCTGGAGGCGAAGCCCGAGGACTTTGACGGCCCGCTGGATGTGGTGCCGGTGAGCGACCCGGCGATCTTCAGCGAGACGCAGCGCTTTGCGCAGACGCAGGCGGTGATGCAGCGGGCCGCGACCGTGCCGCAGATGTACGACGCGCGCAAGGTGGAGGAGATGTTCCTCCGCGGGTTGAAGCTCGCGCCCGCTGACCTGCTGCAGCCGCAACCCGGCCAGGACGACGTCGACCCCGTCAGCGAGAACGTGGCCGCAGCGATGGGCCGGCCCGTGTACGTGCTGCCCCGGCAGGACCACATGGCGCACCTGCGCACACACTTGGCGTTCCTCAAGTCGCCGCTGTTCGGCTCCAACCCGGCGATCGTGAAGACGTACTTGTTCCCGATGGCGCAGCATGTGCGCGACCACCTGCTCAACTACTACCTCACCGAGACCCACGACGCCGTGAAGCGCGCCACCGAGGACGAACTCATCCGCGACGACGCCGATCAACAAGCCGAGGTCATTTTGCGGGTGCAGCAGCTCATCGAGCAGCAACTGGGCGCCTTCGCGCAGGAGCTGGCGCAGCTGGACCAGGCCGCTCAGCAGTTCAAGCCGCAGCCCCCGATGCCGCCCGACAACTCGATGCAAGTCGCGCAGCTCAACGCCCAGCTGCAGGGTCAGCTCGCTCAGCAGCGCGCGCAGCTGGACCAAGCGCGGTTGGCACAACAGGCGCAGTCGGAACAGGCGCGCTTGGGTCAACAGGCGCAAGCCGAGCAGGCCCGGCTGCAGGACAAGCAGCAGGACCGCGCGACCGAACTCCAACGCGAGCAACTACGCCAGCAGGCGGAGGACGCCCGCCAGCAGCAGTCCGACGCGGTGCGCTACCAAATGAACACCGACGACAACGAAACCGCGCTGCGGCTCGCGGCGGCCGAGATCGCCTCTGGCGAGAAGGTGGCGGTCAGCACCGGCACCGGTATCAACCCCAACCCCTGACCGAAAGGAACCCTGAACCATGGCTGACAAACCCACCCCCGGCACCGTGCCCATGACTGGCGCGCTCGTCAAGCAGAAGCACCGCATGGCCGCAGGCAGCAAGGAAAACGGCCAAACGCTGCCCGCCGCCCCGGCAATGCCCAAGACCCCGGCGTGAACCTGCCGGAGCGGTTGCTCGCTCGGCTCAAGGCCGAGCAGGCGAGCTTTGCGCTGCAGGCGATGCAGCGGCCCCAAACCCGTGATGCCTTTGAGTACGGGCATCGGGTCGGCACCGTAGCAGGCTACGAGGCCGCCATCAATGTGCTTTTGTCCCTTTTGAAAGAGGAGCGTGACAGTGACCCAGACTTGTGAGAACGCTATGGCGGAGGCTTTCCCGACGGCGGACGCCGGGGTGCAGCCCTTCGGTAGCCGCGTTCTGGTGCAGATTCGCACACCGAAGACCAAGACCGCTTCCGGCATCATCATCGACAACGGCTCGCGTGACACTGAAAAGTGGAACACGCAGGTCGCCAAGGTGGTGTCGCACGGCCCCGTCGCCTATCGCAACCGCAACACGCTGGAACCCTGGCCGGAAGGCGGCTGGGCGCACCCGGGCGACTACGTGCGCGTGCCCAAGTACGGCGGCGACCGGTGGGAGGTGCCGCTGCCCGATGGCAGCACCGCGCTGTTCGTCATCTTCAACGACCTCGACATCATTGGCCGCGTCGAGGGCGACCCGCTGGCCATCCGCGCATTCATCTGAAGGAGATGTGACCCATCATGGCTGAAAAGCTCACCGACAAAGACCCCACCGACGACATTGTTGTCGTCGAGGACGCCCCCAAGGGCAACGTGCCGTCCGAGCCGACGGGCGTGCCCGACCCGGCGCAGGACGCGCGGCTCCGCGCTGGCGAGGACGACGAGGACGACGAGGACGAAGGCACCGCGGGCGACGGCCGCGACGACATCCGCGCCCGGCGCCGGCAAGAGAAGCTGGAGCGCAAGCAGCGCCGCGACGACGCCATCAAGCGCGACAAGCTCGAGATGGACTTTCTGCGTCGGCGCAACGACGACCTAGAGCGCCGGCTCACGGTGCAAGAGCAGCGCGCCGTGCAGGTGGACATGAACTCGCTGGACGCGCAGATTCAAGCCGCCATGCGCGACGCGGAGACCGCCGAGCGGGTGATCGCCAAGGCGGTGGAGGCCGGCAACGGCTCCGACGTCACGCAGGCCATGCGCTACCGTGACCAAGCGATCGACAAGGCGCGCCAGCTCCACGCCGTCAAGCAGGGCGCGCTCCAGCGCCCGGCGCCCGCCCCCGCCATCGACGACGCGACGATGCATCACGCGCAGGAGTTCCTGCGCCAGAACACCTGGTACGACCCGCAGGGCCGCGACGAGGACTCGGCCATCGTGCTCGCCATCGACCAGGCGCTGGTCAAGGACGGGTTCAACCCCCAGTCGGGCGACTACTGGTCCGAGCTGCGGCGCCGGGCGGCGCGGCGGTTGCCGGAGCGGTTCGGCACTCCGCAGCGCGGCGGCGACGACGGCGCCCCCACGCGTGAAGCCCGTGGCGGCCCTGCGGTGGGTTCCGGCCGCGAGCACGCCCCCGCCACCACCCGCCGCGAGGTGTACATCAGCCCCGAGCGCAAGCAAGCGCTCGTCGACGCCGGTGTGTGGGACGACCCCGTGCTGCGCATGAAGTATGTGAAGCGCTACGCTGAGTATGACCGCGCCAACCGTGCGTGAATTGCACCCGGCACACAAAGTGTTTGCCTCGCGCACAATTCTGCCCTATAATTCACCCACCATCGCTGGAAGGAGCGATCACACATGAACGACGAACGACTCAAGAAATCCGCAGGCGACCTGCGCACCAACCGCGCGATGGAAGATCGCGCTGTGACGCACGATCGCGCCATCAGTGATGACGAGCGGGTTGAAATGTTCCGTCAGCAGTTCTTCAATTCCTCATTGCCGGACTTGCCCAAGATTCCGGGCTGGCACATGTGCTGGCTCACCACCACCAACCCACGCGACTCAATTCAGGGCCGCATTCGTCTCGGATATGAACCTGTGAAGCCGGAAGATGTGCCCGGCTGGGAATACGCCACGCTGAAGACCGGCGACTGGGCGGGGTTCATTGGCGTGAACGAGATGCTGGCTTTCAAGTTGCCGATGAGCTTGTATAGCCGCTTCATGCAGGAGGCGCACCACAGCGCGCCGCTCCGCGAAGAGGAAAAGCTCACCGACACGGCCGAGTTCCTGGAGCAGCAGGCGCGGTCTTCCAAGTCGAAGCTCATGGTGGGCGAGGGCAACATGGAAATGGGGCAGCAGCGCGAGGCGCTCTTCGAGCTCTCGTGAGGCAAAGAGTCCCAATTCTCGCAATCTGAACCCATCTAAGGAGCCAAGCACTATGTCTTCGACTAGCGCACCTTTCGGTTTCAGGCCGTCTTACCACAACAGTGGCCAGATGCGCCCGAAAGCGTACACGATCACTTCCACCTACGGCACGGATATCTTCTCCGGCGACCCCGTGAAGCTCACCGACAACGGTGTGATTCAACTGGGCTCCAGTGACGGCACCCGTTCCGGCACCACCGACGGCATCGCGCTGCTCGGCATTTTTGCCGGGTGCCAGTACCTGGACGCCAGCGGCAAGCCCACCATCAGCCCGTTCTGGCCCGCCAGCACGACCGGCACCGAGATCATCGCCTGGGTCTACGACGACCCCGAGACGCTGTTCGACGTGCAGTACGACAACCCCTCCGCCGGCACCACGGTTCAAACCGCGGTGGGCGAGGAGTGCGACTGGACCGTGGCCTCGCCGGGCGGCTCCACCCGCACCGGGCTGAGCAACACCAAGCTCTCGGTGATCCAAGCCACGTCTGGCCAGTTCCAGATCACGGGCTTCGCCGACAGCATCAACGACTCACTGACCGACGCCTTTGTGCAGGTGACTGTTCGCATCAACGAACATCACTACAAGGCCGCTGTCAACTCGGTTTAAGGAGGGCTTGAACCATGGCTACCCCAATGCGTAGTACCGACTTTAGGTCGGTTGTTGAGCCGATCCTGAACGAGGTGTTCGACGGCGTCTATGAGCAGCGTGCTGACGAGTGGAAGATGGTTTTCCGCGAGCAGAAGGGCATTCCGCGCAACTACCACGAGGAGCCCGTCCTGTACGGGTTCGGCGCGGCGCCGGAGCTGCCCGACGGCATGGCTGTGTCGTACCAGTCGGGTGGTGTGCTGTTCCTGCAGCGCTACCTGTACAAGGTGTACGGCCTGGCCTTCGCGCTGACCAAGGTGCTGGTGGAGGACGGCGACCACATTCGTATCGGCCAGACCTACGCGAAGCATCTCGCGCAGTCGCTGATCGAGACGAAGGAGACGCTGTGCGCCAACATCCTGAACCGGGCCTTCAACGGCTCGTACACGGGTGGCGACGGTGTGTCTCTGGTTTCCGGCAGTCACCCGATCGTGAACGGCACGTTCAGCAATCAGCTCACCACGGCGGCCGCGCTGAGCCAGACGTCGCTGGAGCAGATCCTGATCCAGATCCGCAACGCGGTCGACAACAACGGCAAGCGCATTCGGCTCACCCCGAAGAAGATCGTTTCAGGTCCGTCCAACGTCTTCCAGGCCGAGGTGCTGCTTAAGAGCGTGTTGCGCACCGGCACCGCCGACAACGACATCAACCCCGTCAAGTCGATGGGGCTGTTGTCCGAAGGCCAAGCCAACCTCTCGCGTATCACGTCGACCACCGCCTGGTGGGTGCAGACCGACGCGCCGGAAGGCCTGAAGGTGATGATGCGGCGTGGGCTGGAGAAGAGCATGGAGGGCGACTTCGAAACCGACTCCATGCGCTACAAGGCCACCGAGCGTTATGTGCCGGGTTGGACCGATCCGCGCGCCGTGTACGGCACTGCGGGCGTCTGACGCTGTGAAAGACTCCCCCGCTCGGCGCTGGGTCGGGCGGGGGAGGTGTTCCGGGGAAGGTCAAGATCGCGCACCGCAGACAGCCCCCGGCTGACGACATGCAGACTGCGGCGCGTAACTCGCATGTGAGGTAAACAGACAATGGCTTCGACAACCTTTTCCGGCCCGGTGACTTCGACCAATGGTTTCATTGGCGCGGTCACGGGCAACATTACCGGCAACGTCACGGGCAACGTCACGGGCGACGTCTTCGCCACGGTGCAGTCGCTGTCCGGCGCGGGCGCCGTGAACTTGACCGACATGATGACCAGCCTGACCACCACCGGCGCGTCGCAAGCGCTGACGCTGGCCGACGGCTTGGTCGGTCAGCTCAAGCTCGTCACGCACACGGTTGACGGCGGCAGCGCTGTGTTGACCCCCACCACCAAGATCGGCTTCACCACCATCACGTTCACCAACGTCGGCGAAAGCGCCACGCTGGTGTACACCTCGGCCGGGTGGTGCATTTTGTCCTTGCGCGGCGCGGTAGCAGCTTAAAGGGAGGCACGCATGCGGCCCGTAACCCTTACGGTCACGGGCGGGCAGGCTTCGGCCGTCTACCCGCCCGACCACTACGTCAGCCCGTTCAACGTGGCGTTGGGCGTGCGTGTGACCGGCACGGTGAACTACACCGTGCAGTACACGTTCGACAACGTCTTCGCTGAGAGTTACGTTCCCGGCTCGGGCAACTGGGTGGACCACCCGTCGCTCACCGCGCAGACCGCGACCAAGGACTCCAACATCGCCTACCCCGTCACCGGGGTGCGCATTGTGGGCAACTCGGGCGCGGGCACCGCCACGCTGACCGCCATCCAGGCCGGGGGCATCGTATGATCGCCACCGACATCACGGGCGCGGCGGTCGGCGGCGCCAATCAGCTGCTCGACCTGCTCAGCAACGCGGCCGTGTATGAAGCGAAGATCAAAACGCTGCAAACCGCCACCGAAGAGCACCGCAGGTTTGTCGAACTTGTTGCCCCGGCAAGCGAAATCGCGGCACTGAAAGAGAAAGCCGTTTCTGACGCCAACCAGGCCAAGGCCGAGCTCCAAGCCGCCAAGGCTGAGGCCGCGCAGCTGAAGGCCGCTGCTCGCAAAGCCTCCACCGACACCGCCAAGGCGGCAAAGCAGGCCGCTGAGCAGAAACTCGCCGAAGCCGATGCAACCCTGGCCGCGGCCCGGTCAGCGATGGCTGAAGCCGTGGCGCAAAAAACCGAGGTTGCCGCGGCGTGGGATGCGTTGAACGAAGCCAAGCAGAAGGTCGCCGACAGCGCTGCTGCTCTTGTCGCTGAGCAAGAGCGCTTGTCGGCGACGCAAGCCGAGGTTGTCGCTCTGCGCCAAGAACTGCGCAGGAAGCTGGCCGCGCTCGCCAAGTCGCTTGAAGCATGACGGGGATCGTCGACTTTCGCACGTCTCTGCTGGATGAGGCGGGTGCGCCGATTGACGGGGACAACCCGCTGCCGGTCACTGGCGGCGGAGGCGGGGGTCCTACCGAGGTTTATGCGCTCAACGACTTTCTTGACGGCGATCCTTTGTATCTCGGCAAAGTGAAAGCTGACGGCACGTGGTTGTTGCAAAGGTTCAGCGCAACCACGGGCCAAATGCGGTACGCCAACGTGTCCAACAATCCTAGTTACACAACGTATACATCCGCATGGGCGAACAGGTTGACGCTGACATATTCGCCGTTCCAAGAACTGAGTAATGTGTAGGAGTAGCTTATGTCTATGACCAACGCCGCCGAAGCGGCACTCCTCGACCTTCTGTTCCTGAACGTCGATTGGGCCGACATCGGGGACGCTGCTGGCCTGCAGAACAGCGCCACGGCGGGTTCGTTTTACATCTCGCTGCACAGCGCAGACCCTGGAGAGGCGGGCAACCAGAGCACCAACGAGATCAGCTACACCGGCTACGCCCGTGTAGCTGTGAACCGCACGGCAGGCGGCTGGACGCGGACAACCTCCACCATCGCCAACACCGCCCTGGTGCAGTTCGGTCAATGTACGGCGGGGTCCGCCACGGCCACGCACTTCGGCATCGGCACGGACTCTACTGGTGCCGGAAATCTGCTGCTGAAAGGTGCGCTCAACGCCAGCCTGTCCATCTCCAACGGCATTCAGCCGCAGTTCGCTGCCGGCGCCATGACCGCCACGGTGGACTGATGTGGTGTACCGCTGCGCTCACTGCCGGGAACTGTTGACGCTGACAGACACCGAGCTGTCGGCCTGCTCGGAGCACCCTGACGGCGGCGTGGAGTGGTCGCCCAACGAGGTGGAGTGGGCCCCGCTGGAGAACCCTGATGCCGTTTAGGTCCGTTGCCGAGGTGGCAGATGCCGTCCAGCAAGGGCGGCATCACATCCAGCATTTCATCCGCACATCGGTTTACGGTAGTTTCGGGACCAACCCGTTTGGTGATTTCAGCGTCGGCAGCGGCATCCCGTCTTACAACGCATACGTTGGCACCGCGCTTGAGGCCACGCAACTCATCGGCCAGCGCAACAACAGCATCTATGTCGGCCCCGGCATCAGCACGGAGCGGTATCTGCTCAGTATGTCGTTGACGCATGGCGGCACCACGGGCTTTCTGCCTTCGGTCTACTTTCTCGACTATTTGATGTTTTACCCGTACATCGACCTGGACAACACCGACCAGCAAGACTTGACCAACGATGTGACCTTGCCGCGATACACAGACGGCGAGGGTGTGCGGATGCTGATGATGATGCAAACGCCTGGAACAAGCACTGCCACGAACATCACCATCAACTACACCAACCAAGACGGCGTTGCCAAGACCATTACGACAGCGTACAGAGCCTCGGGCGGCATTGGTGTCATTGGACCCAACATGATCAGCACCTCCGGGGGCTCTGCAGGGCCGTTCTTCCCGCTGGCCGGTGGTGACAGGGGCGTGCGGTCTGTGCAGTCTGTGCAGCTTGCGGCAGGCGTGGGCGGGTTCGGCGTGATGCTGTTGGCCAAGCCGCTGTTCACGATGTCCGCCAACGAGTTGTCGTCAACCGTTGAAAAAAACTTCCTTCGTGAGCAGGCAGCGTTGCCCAGAATCTACGACGGCGCGTTTCTCAACTACATCTACAACATATCCACCCAGACAAGCGGCTTGTTGCCGATGGTGGG